ACCATAGTACCCGCCAATATCGAAGGATATGTAAGTGGTGAGGACTATTTCTTTTTCCGTGTCGATGATGCCGTAATGGTTGTCGATAGCAACGGAGTTGTCGAACATGGTGTCATCACCGCAGTTGACAAGGCTAATGACCAGTTCACAGCAGTATGCCGTGACGGGGCGAATTGGAGTGTTGCCACAACAAACCTTACCATTGATGTGACAGGTTCCGACTTTGACAAGGGTTCATGTGGGCCAGAAGGATTGCTCGAACTCCGTAAGAAGAAATCTGCCATCTTGAAGCTTATGACCATCAAGGACGCAATGAAGAGCGAGGGAGGCAAGCGATATGGCTTCTGCTTGGATGCTGCCGATGGGGAATATGCTTGGTACGACGAGAACACCATCAGATTGCAGAAACGATTGAACAAAAAGGTCGCCAAGACCCTTATGGTGGAAATCGAATCAGTTGATGGATCCGCAGCCCACACCGCAGGGAAGTACGGTACAAAAGGTATGTTCCAAAAACTGGAAGAGGAAGGTCTTGTACACACAGGATATATCACTACCGAAACCGAATTGGAAGCCATTTGTGCATATTGGGATAGTTTGGGCTACAACGGTGACAAGGAATTTGTCGCCCACGTTGACAATACCCAATATAGGCACTTGGAGAAAATTGCAGGAGCAATGGCAAGTTCTTTGAACGTTGACCTCCAAGTCGTATTAGGGAATACCCCTGACAATATGATGAGGATAGGCTTCAAGTCACTTGTCATCCACGGCTATACCATCCACTTCTCCAAATGGGGGCTTACCGATGGCAACAGCCCTCTAGGCAAGAACCGTATCAAGGACGTAATGCCAAAAGGCGTTATCATGCCAATGGGAACGGTTCCAACCAAGATAAACGGTGTTGAACGTCAAGTACCTTATGTGTTTAAGGCATACCAAGATTTTGCACAGGAAGGCAAGCCCGGTATGATAAGGACTTTCCTTACTGGTGGATTTGCAGGAGGAAACGGTTCTGACTGTGAATACTTGAAGATCACCAAGTCAACAACAGTAGGCATTGGAATCCCGGTTCCAGAGGCCTTAACGATCATAAAGTAAACATACTTTAAATAGTAATTAAATTAACCCCATCTTACAATTAAATTTGTTTGATGGGGTTTTTTAATATACATTTATCAAAACAAAAAGCCGATAGAGCAGCAACCCATATCGGCAATTCTAACAATCATTAATTAATCACAGTAATTATGACAGCTTCAACAAATTTACAAAATTTCACGCACGTACATTTAGAACTTGACCCAAATAAAGTGTTGTTCGCACCAGACAATGAAGGTGTGGTACAATATGAAGAATGGAAGGACATTCCCGGATATGAGGGGTATTACCAATGTTCTTCTTTTGGAAGGGTAAAGTCTTTAAGGAGATTTATAAAGAGGACTAATCATTACATGGAAATATCTGAAAAGATATTAAAACAACAAATCCCACAAAGATATTTTTGTGTTGGAATAAAAACAAACAATCTAAGAAAAGGATACCAAGTACACCAACTAGTGGCCATGTGCTTTTTAGGACACAAACCAAACGGATTTAAAATAGTAGTTGACCACAAAGACAATATCAAAGAGAATAATTTTGTATGGAACCTGCAATTGACCACTAACAGACATAATGCATCCAAAGACAAGGAAGGAGGTACATCAAAATATGTGGGGGTTAGTTGGAACAAGAGAACAAAAAAATGGAGAGCCGTTATATATCATAATGGAAAAGAAACGCATCTTGGTCTATTTGACAATGAGGACACTGCATCGGAATATTACCAAAATGCATTAAAAGCAATCAAGGATGGAACCGATATAAAAATTAAAAGAAGAACCGAATCGAGTTCAGAAGAGGGTATAAACTACCAGAAGCCAAGGGGCAACAGAAAAGGAAGTTGGAAAGCAAGGGTCAGGATTTCAAAAGGTAAAAGACTTCATCTAGGTAGTTTCGATACAGAGGAAGAGGCTATAAAAGCAAAATATGACTTCCTGAACAACTCTAAGTGAACCGCCCATTACCCATCCCCCACACTTCCAAAAACCATAATGTTTAATATTGTGCATCCGTTCTTTTGAACAAGGTAATCCATTATTTTTCTTTATTTAGGGGGTTGATTTGTTTCAGCCCCTTTTTTGTATAATAATATTTTATATATTTGTTTCAATAAATAAAGAAAAACTATTATGCCCACCATTTTCAGAACCCTCAAAAAGCACAATGTAATCATTGTAAAGAATCCCTTCATCTACACGGAAAAGTACAAATCAGGCCCCAACATAGGCAAGGCAAAAAAGAAAAGACAGGTCAGGTATGTAGAGCATTTGGACAGTATTTTTATGGATGAACAAATCACCATAGACCCAAAGGCAGAGGCAACCCCCGTATATATCAAGAAAGGGGTGAAACTGGTGGAGGACGACAATACACAGTTAGCGGAGTTTTTACGCATCCACAACGACAATGAACTGAACGGTGGACGTATATTCAAAGAGGTCGATGTAGAGAAAGAGGAACTCTATGAAATTGAGAAATACGAAGCGGTGGATAGTGCCAAGGCCAATATCATGAAGGCCGACGACAACACTTTGAGGGCAGCAGCCGTTTTCTTCCTCAATCCAAGCTACATAGACAAATCACCTTCCACATTGAAGATAAAGTTGAGGCAGAACGTGGAGATAACCACCAACCCAACGGACAAGGAATCTTTTGTTTCCAAGATCAACGCCTTCTTTGCCGAGAAGAACAACAACGAAAAACTTTTGACCACCATTGCGCTCAATGAGAACATCATCAAGATAGTGAATGGTAAGAAGATTGCTTGGGACGATTCCAACGAGGTAATCTATGTAGCGGGTCAGACCAAGGACGTTATACAGGACTTTGCCGTATGGTTAAAGACCGATGAAGAGGGTAGGCAGATGTTGAGCGTACTTTCTGATAAGATTGATAAACTTAAAAAGTAACAAACAATGGCTAAAGCAGATTTACAAGAAAGAGCAAAAGAACTCAATATCCCTATCGTTGATAGTGATGGGAAAGAACTGACCGTGGCACAACTAAAGGATTCCATTTCCGAAAAGGAAAAAGAAGTTGTGGAAAAAGTTAAACCTTCCGAAGAAGAAAATGAGGAAGCGGTTGAAGAAACTCCAAATGTTGAGAGGAAGGAAGAAAAAGTTGAATCTAAAAAAGATAAATCGTTTCCAAAATATCACGACCCATCAGTGATACAGGCCGTAAAAATAGAGACCATCAAAAGAAGCATGAACGGTGGGGCAACGTTGAACTTGGTTGATGGTTTTGGTTCTATCGAAGTAGATAACCGTTATGTCCAACAATACAAACCAAGGGCAGGAGGCTATTTCGTAACCTGTGACAAGGGATGTAAGAAATACAAGTCAGAGGATGACTTTTCAAAATACGTACCTATTGAAGAGAAATGATGGATTTTTCCAAGGTGTTTTGAAAGAGGGCGTTCCAATAGGACGTCCTTTTTTGTTATTACCCATTTACTGATTGCCAACTTTTCAATTTGCCTATATTTGTGGAAAAGACTTCCTTATGTTGATCGATACGATTTACCAAACGGTACAGGCAAAGCTGAACAAGGAACAGCTTGGCTATCTCCCGCCCATAAACTACAACCTGTTCGTCAACAATGGGCAGATAAGGATTTTCAATGAACTCTTCACCAGCCACAAGACCAATGTAAGGAAGATGAACTGGATGTTGGACGGAAAGGACTTTGCCGATATATCAGAACGTACAAGACAGCTTTTGGAATACTATGCCTTTGAAACATCAATATCACCAATATCGGCAGGAAACTACAACTTTCCAGATGATTGTGAAAAGGTCGAGGACGTATTTGACGGCAATATAAGGATAGATAAACTGCACTATTCCGATTTCAAGGACTTGCAACGGAACATCTATGCAGCACCGAATTCCTGTAACCCTATATGTACAAAGGTGGGGGCAACCTTAAAGGTATTGCCAACAGGGATAGACCCTATTACCATGCACTATATCAGAAGGCCAAAGACAGCTAAGTGGACTTTTAACGAGGTAAGCGGAAAGCCGATGTTCAATCCCGATGCAAACGATTTTCAGGATGTTGACATACCCTATTCAGAATCCGATGCACTTACATCATTGGTGTTCGAGGATGCAAGTATCTATCTAAGGGACTTGAACGCAACGCAACTTGCAAATCAAGAACAACAACAACAGGCTCAACTTGAAAATATAGACTAATGGCAATAACGCTAACGGATCAGGAATACTTCGAGGACAAGACCCAATGGGGCCAGTCACAATACATAACACTTGGGCAGATAATAGACAACATCCTATTGACCGCCGATGACGATAGTTATTTCAAACACGCCAAGAGGTTCAGGTTGTCCATATTCGGGAAACAATGCCTGAAACGATTGAAGGTGGATCTGAAATTATCGGATAAAGCCTTTAGTTTCCAATTGGGGCCAGAGAGAATATTCCCATATCCCAAGTACATGACCAACTGGCACAGGGTATCGGTATATAACAAGTGCAAGAAACTATCCCCTTTGAAGATAAACACAAGCGAAAGGATAAACGACTATTTGCAGGACAGCGAATACAGGCTTCTCTATGATAATGATGGGAACGTATTGCAAGGGAATTATTTTGATGCCCAAAAGGGACATTGTTGTTTGGAGGTCGATCCATGTATAACAATAACACCATGTGGTTGTACGGAAGAGGACTTTTCCAAGAGTTGGGTAAAGCCAGTCAATAAGGCGGGCTATTTTGAGTTCAGCAACGATTTGGTGGACAGGGTAATCATCGTGGAATATGAAACAGCAGGACTTGACGAGATAGACGATTGTGACGTAAAAGTCCATACAGATTTGGAACTTACCGTACAAAACTGGATAAAATGGCAGTTTTTGTTAGGGAAAAGGAACACCCCAAGGACAGAGGCAGATTATTTCAGACAACTCTATAAGATTGAAAAGGAACGTTCCAGAAGTCTTTTGACCGATAAGATCTCCATAGAACAGATCATCAACATTGTATCAATGCGTTATAATAACTAATGCCAAGAATAAAGAATATATTTGCCGAGGGCAAGATGGACAAGGAGAGCAGCCCTGCTTATGTACAACAGGGTTTCCACCGTCATGCCGAGAACCTTATATTTAGGGGCAATAGCGGTGACGATGGTGAGGCCAAGAACATCAAGGGCAGCGAACTATTGTCCGATGCCACTGGTGGCAATACAGACTTCAAGTGTATATGCGCCTATTTCAACAACGATAAGGACTGTATATATTATTATCTGGCCACTTCCGCAAGGATGTTGAGCAAGGTCATTGAATACGACATCATCAACGAAACGACCACACAGTTGTTGAACGATACCAACGGGGTATTGCGCTTTGCCAAGAACGGCTATATAACTGGTGTCAATGAGATAAACGGGCTTTTATATTGGTCGGAATGGGAGAACAACCCAAGGATGATAAACATCGAAAGGGCAAAGACCTATGGGACGAACGGCTTTACCGAGGACGATATAAAGGTCATCAAAAGACCACCTGTACAGAAGCTTCGCACCACGTTACAGAATACGGTGTTCAACTCACAGCAGGAGAACTTCATCGAGGACATCATGATACATTTCTCCTATCGATGGAGATACCTTGATGGGGAATACAGCGCACTTGCACCGTTTACCAACCCACAGTTCTACCCAAGGACTTTCAACTACGACTATTCCGAGCAGTCCAACAAGAGCATGGTCAACAGGTATAACCAAGTGCTTTTGGAGTTTGACACAGGCGACCACAGGGTTGCCGAGATACAGCTTGTATGGAAGGAAAGTGGTAGCAAAAACGCTTGGATAATCGATGATTTCGATAAGGCAAAATTAGGCTATGCCGACAATGCCATAGAATCCTTTGCATTTGACAACAGTAAGACAAAACAAGCACTCCCACAAGAGGTTTTGAAGCATTATTACGATAATGTTCCCAGATGGTCAAAATCACAGTTCATCATCAACAGAAGGCTTTTCTACGGGAACAACTTGGAGAACTACAACCTATTGGACGAGAACAATGCGCCGATAGAGATAGACTATGAACTAGAGCTTGTCTCAACGGACAATACCGAACTATCTGGGGGCGAAACGGTTCCAACTTTTGTTCCAAAGAACACAGCAAAGAGCAATAGGGACTATGAGGTGGGGATGGTCTATATCGATGAAGATGGAAGGATGACAACCGTGCTCAACTCCAAACTCAACACACTCTACATCGAAGCGAGCAAGAGCATAGCCGAGAACAAGATAAAAGTGGTATTGGCGCACAAACCTCCATATTGGGCAAAATATTTCAGGTTCTTCATAAGACAGAACAAAAAGGGCTATGACCAATTATTGCCAGTAGTTTTTTATCGTGATGGTGTATATGCTTGGTTGAAGATAGAAGGCAATGATGCCGATAAGTTGAAGATAGGGGAATTTCTGATTGTAAAATCAGACACATCCGGGCCGTTGTCCACGTTGGTAAAGACAAGGATATTGGAAATCGTTGAACAGGATGAAAACTTTTTGGAATCCGAGGTTCCAGACCCTTATGAGGTTAGACAGAGAAAGGGAACATATGTAAAGGTAAAGACATCCAATTTTAGCCTCAACCCAAATGCCGTTCAAATTTATGACAGTACCGGAGGTGGTTTTAGGTCATCGGCAACATCAAACAATATTGGAAATAACCAGACTTATGTTGAAGACCCGATATATTATAACTTCAACGGTCTTAACGATGTTAATATAACAGGTACTTATTCAAATGCAGATGATATTAGATATGAAATTGAAGTATTCACACAAGGAACACCGGACACATTCAGATGGAGAGAATTTAATGTAGTAACAGATACGGTAGGTGTGTGGAACGACAACGGTGGATTGGGAATAAACATTACAGGTTCGGCACAGGCATTGTCAAATGGATTATCAGTAACATTTGGTGCAACAACTGGTCATGATATAGATGATAGGTGGGTCGTAAGCGCAAAATCATTGACAAGGGCAGCATCGTGGAACGAGAACAGTAGCGCACCTCCTGGAAGTTTTGGCAGAAGGGCCATTGTCATGTACATGGGCAAACCAATTTCAACGGGAGAGGGAATCCGTGGTGGAGCGCAGATAACCATAAGATATGACGATGATGGTTCAGATGCAGGGGCAGACGGACAGTTGCCAGCATTCGAGGACAATTTCACATCCACACAGGACTATGCCAATATCGAGGAATGGTTTTATGGTGACAACATAATCTCCCAATTGACATATCCAAACACATTGGATAGGGTAATGTTCAGAAGGGGTACTTTTACAAAAGTAGTGGACGGACAGCCACAGATAACAAGTATTGACCCTACTAAAAACATGGTCATGTTGTTTATGTCCTCCGCACATTATTCTGGTGGAGAATCCATAAGGGTAGTGGCAAGCATAAATATTACTGAACTAGACAACAGTATTATTTTGGAGACAGAACCGACACGCCAACAGGAAGATCTCTATTTTGAGATAGGCAAGACCTATAAGACCGTACAGAGTGGTGGCAAGGCAACCTATCATTCAGCCGTTACGAATGACTTCGGTACAGAACTGCCCAATACGGCGGGTGACGTTTCACAGGACGGCTCAAACGACTTGGAAGTCACCTTGGACTGGTTCAACGCATTTTGTTATGGAAATGGAATAGAGAGTTACAAGGTGCTTGATGCATTGACTGGAAAGGGAACGGATGTCGGACAGCGTTCATTGACCAACCTACTTGACGAATATAAGGAAACACATAGAACGACAGGAATATCATGGAGTGATGTCTATGACGATGAAACGGGCTTCAACGGGCTTAGCACGTTCAATCTTTCGCTTATAAACTTCATAGACCTTGACAAGGAAAACGGTTCCATACAGAAGATGCACGTACTCAATGGTGACCTACTGGTACTCCAAGAGGATGCCGTAGGTATATTGCCAGTCAATAAGAACATCATAACCGATGCACAGGGGAACGATGTGGTTGGGATTTCCACCAATGTGCTTGACCAAAGGAGTTACAGACCGTATGCAAGCGGTAGATTTGGCATTTCAAAGAACCCGGAGACATTTGTACAGTCTGGTTCACGGAACTACTTTACCGACCAACAACGTGGAGTTCTGATTAGATTGGCTAATGATGGGATAACCACCATAGACCAATACTATCTAAGGAGATATTTTTCAGACCAGATGTTGGCGCACAAAAATTCCGTCATGATAGCAGGGTTTGACACCACAAGGGATGAATATCTATTATATCTGCCGTTGCTAAACCAGACATTGGCATTCAAGGAGGATATAAACGGTTTTCCTAATTTCTATACATGGCAACCAGACTTTATATTGAACGCCAACAACGTGCTTTATGTATGGAGGCAGGGCAAGATGTACAGGATGTACACAAACGAGGTTCATAACAACTTCTTCGGGGTGCAGTATGAGAGCAGGCTAAAGTTCTATTTCAACCAAGAGTTCAGTACGGAGAAGGTATGGAAGGCACTTTCATTGGAAGGAAGCCATCCTTGGAAGGCAATCATCAAGACTGGACTTACGGGGAGGACTATCGAAAAGACGGATTTCGTACAGAAAGAGGACTATTGGTATGTGGAGATAATGGGTAATACCAATGATGATATAAAGGCGAGCAAGATTCTTGGATTGGGTGAATTTGCCATTACGGGCGGTGAGATATTGACCACTAGACGACCACCATCCATGTCCATAGGGGATTCGATAATAAGCAGCACATTGCCCTTTGCAGCTAATGTAATAACCGATATTACAGCAGATAGGATAATATTACAGGACAATATTACCGTAGCAAGTTCGTTCTTGATGTACAAGAAGAACCAGACGGTTGACGGGAACAGCATCAGGGGGGATATTTTGGAGGTGGAACTTATCAATGACGATACGGAAGAGGTTACATTGAGGTGTGCAAATGCAGAATTTACGAAAAGTTTTTATAGTTAAACGAAAAGGCATACATTTGTAATCAAGAACTTGTCGGAGAAGTTCAGGAAAAAATATTAAAGATGTGGTGCCAGTCTCCACAATATATCGACCCTAAGACAACTCCGACAAGTCTTAGGGTCTTTTTTATTCGTCCATTGACACGGTTCGGAAAGACCTTTAAAACCTAGTAAAATGGGATATTATCAAACTAGGATGCCAATGCGAAATAGGGATGGCAGATAATGAATCACCGATAGAGGATTAAGCCCTAAACTTTTGCTGAACGGTTAAAGCAAAAGACCTAAAAGAACTCAAAACTCAGTTGAACTGAAGAAGTTTTAGGTATATGCAAGTCTTAGGGCTTGCTATACCCGTTAGAATCTAAAATCTAGTTACCTGAAGTAAGTTTTATATTAAGTATTATAAAGAGGTAAATAAAAAAAATATCATGGAAAAAACAGTCTATCTATTGTTCGTCGGAAAAATGTTCGATGAAATAGGAGAGGAAAGAACAATCGAAATTTTAAAGGAATGTATGGAAGAACTGTCTGATACAACCACGAAAAGAGATATAGATTATAACGACCAGATTAATTTAAGCGCACAGGATTGGTTGGACAGTAAAAAAGAATTTAAATGTTCAAGTTGTGGAAGGATAAGTATTTCGGTCGCAAATGGGCATATAGATAAAATGACACAGCCAAACGGAAAACCTTGTGGTGGTGTATTCAGACCAAACAGATAAGTTCCTCTGAATTTTTACTGGTTATCGACATAAATCATTTCTTGACAGTTCTTACTTCCATATAAGAAACCACATTCGTTTAAAGATTCAATAAGGTTTTTCTTGCCTTCCCAAATATTGGTATAAATAAGTTTTGCTCCCATCTGCTTGCACATATAAATTAATCCTGTTATAAGAAATTTAAGGGCTTCATCCCTAATTTGTCTATCTTTCACTTTATATGTCGAAACAATGAACTCAACCTTAAATAATTTGCTTGCGGAAGTAGTGTATATGAACCCTGCACAAATATTTTCCCCGTCCTTTGATACCATAAGCCCACTTGAAAAGTCGTCTGGGAGCATTATCCTAACGGGAGGTGTGAACTTATGCCATTTCCACCAATCCACCAATTCTACATAATCGGCCTCTTCCGTGTTCCTTACATCGAATTTGTTTTCCATGAACCAAAGATAACGAATTACCGACCTTATTGACACATTGACCGTTAATTATCTATATTTGTTGTTAAATCAAATTTGCATCATGCCAGGAGTTACAACAGCAATCGCCGCAGGAGCAGGACTATTATCAGCAGGAAGTTCTGCAATAGGGGCAATCGGCAGCAATAGAAGGGCAAGGGACTATGAGCAACAGATAGCCAACTTTCAAAGGCAAGACCTTGAAAATCCCTATAAGAACATACGTATAAATACTGATGCAGCAGACCAACAGACCGAATCATTGTTGTCAAGCGGTGCATCAAGTATATCCGCACTCCAAAGAGGTGGCATACGTGCCGTAATAGGTGGCATACCACAGATAAACGAGAGCAACATCCTTCTCCAAGAAATGATCTCACGGGACATAACCAACCAACAAAGGGAAAGGGACTTGATGATAGCAAGGGGAGAGGAACAGATACAGCAGTTACAGGAGAGACGTGAGGAACAGGCTTTGTTGGGTCTTGGTCAGGCGTACCAAACGGCAAGACAGGACACACAGAGCAATTTCAATAATTTTATAAGTTCAGGGCTTTCCTTTGCATCGGCATTCGGTGGATTTGGTGATGCTTCTGGAGGACAGGCAACCACAACGGCACAAGTCCCAAATGGCGCAAGGGTTCCCGTTGGCACTTTTCAAGTAAGAAACCCATTGTTCACGGGAACGGCTATAAACCCCATAACAGGGCAACCCTATTAATACTACCTAATGGCGACAAATACCAACGCAGCAGCACTTAACAGGCTAAGGCCATTGGAGAACGTCAACACGGGTTCCATCATAGAGGAACATATCCGATATTGGAACAAGTACAAGGACGAGAACGAGGCCAAGGAACTTGCAAGAAGGGCAAAGCAGCAGGAACTTCAAATGAAGCTTGCGGGGGACACCTTTGAACTTTATGAAGGTTTGCAGCCATCCGATGTAAAAGGCTTTCTTACAGCGCAGATAATGGAGAGGTTTGAGCAGAACAAGCCTTATTATATGCAGCTTGCAAGGGCAGCAGCGGGTGGAAGTATGGAGGCAAGGTTAAAGATAGCCGACGAAAAACGTAAGATGCAGACCGCCATCAACGCAAGTGGGGCATATTCCGCAAAGATGGCCGAACTTGAAGAACTGAAACAAAAAGGCACTTATAACGAATATCTGGACAGCGAGGTCGATAGGTTCAAGGATTCCATAAAAAAGGGCAAGTTCAGGTTCAACGATGATTGGTCGTTGGATGTTTACAGCCCAGCACTCGAAGAAGCCTTTAAGGGAACAGAGGCACAGGCTTTCAATGATGGCATGGTAAGATTGGATTCAGCCTCTTTGTTGAGCAATGACTTTTTAAACGCCACCTACCATAAACAACCCGATTTCATAGCCAATGGAAGTACTATAGCGGAAAACCTTTTGGATTCGGTGGACGGCAACAAGTTGGTTACACCACAGACCAAGACAGAGGGCATAAAATTGGTGAAAGGGCTATTTGCACAGGATTCAACAGAGGCACAGAGTTTCTTTGCCGATGCACAACGCAGGGGATTGACAAGTTTTGAAAAGCCATTGGGACAACTTGACCAAGTTGAAATGAACACTTTGGCAGAGAGATATTACGAACAATATGTTATCCCTAATATACAAGAGGTGGATAATTCGGCATTGAACGAATCCCGTAGATTACAGAACCAAAGGACAAGACAGCTTATCAGACAGGGCGAAAGGGAAGAGCAGGAAGGAGCATCAAGGGTATCACTTTCAACAGATGAAGAAGGCAATGCACTTGTCATGTCGAGCATACAGACCGAAAAAGGAGTTGAACCAACTGAAATATCAACCATATTCAACCTTGGAGGTCAACCTATAACGGTAGGGGTACAAGGCAAATCAGGAAGCAATAGGACGTTCAACAGTATTGCAAGAACTGAAAGCGGAAAGGTATATGCCGTTGGAGAGGAAATATCAAGGGAGCAAATCCCTCTTTTCAACGAAGATGGTTCACCACAATTGGACGGCAATGGCAATGAGAAATTCAGGATAGAGGAAACAGTTGTTCCTTACATAGAGGAAAACCCAACAATACTCAACAACATAGCAAGACAATTGGACAACGAACAAGGAAAGAGGTTCAATAATTTGAGTGAATTAAGGACGTATCTGAACAGCCTTGAAAGAACAAACACGACACAAGAATCAACGACACAGCAACCTACACAAGAGACACGGGAGCAAAGAATAGAAAGATTGAGAAGGGCAGCATCAAACAACTGATATGGGAAAAGTATCGACAGAACCGCAATATTTGACACAGGAAGAGTTTGACAACAGGCTTGATACTGAAATCGGGAACCTTATCGACAAAGGTTTTTCGGACGATGACATATTGCTATATACCGAGGACTTCAACAGTCGTTTTTCCGTAAAAAAAAACGAAAGTTTGGACGTTTCCCAAACGGGTTCTCAATCAGTTTCTCCCGCAACAGGTTCGGTTTCGGAAATTCAAAATGGTTCTTTGGGTTCACCAAGACCACAATTCCCAAAGATTGACACAGGAACTAACGACAAGTTCCAAGAACTTATCAATAAAGCCCCATTGGGCGTAGGAGGCACAGATTCCTATGCGTTCAACGAATGGGAGGCTATAAGGCAGGAATATCAACAAAGACCACCTATGGCAGTAGATAATTCTGACCTATTGCAGAGATTGGAAGAAATACAGCCCGCACCAAGAACAGCCATCGATTTACAGGTACAGACCGTAAGGGACTTGCGCCAGAAGATGAACGAGAAAAAACTCCGTGCGGATGTCATTTCAAAGGCAACTGGAAAATCAAGGGACGAGATATTGGCGGGCGACCAAGACTATAAGCAACTCGAAAAAGCAGAGGTCAATCTAAAGGGAAATGATTTTTCAACCGTGTTCGGCTCAAACCTATTCAATGCAAGTGCAGGAATAGCGGGTACGCCAAACGCCATCATAGAAAGTTTGGGCAAGATGTTCGTTTCGGACGAGGAATACCAGAGCATCCCAGAGAACATGAGGGAAAACTTCTTCACCGACATACTTCAATCCGTACCATTACCAAACATACAGGGAATAGCAAGGGTGGCCGAAAGCGGAAAGGAAAGGCAGATAGACCTATTGGAAGATAGCAAGAAACTCCGTGAACTTAGCACACAGTATGAAACATCCATAACCGAGGATTTGGGAAACGTGGATTTGGCACAGGCAGGAAAAAGACTTGCAGTTGAAGGAGTTGGTTCTATTCCAAGCCTTGTACAGGCCGTAATTCCTTATGTAGGACTTGCAAGTATAGTAACGGGGACTTCCGCAAACAAACTCCAAGAGAACAAACTGGATGGCGACCTTACAAACAGGGATGTAGCCGATGCTTGGATAAACGGTGCGGCGGAAGGGGTGTTTGAAGCAGTTACCCGTGGTCTTGCCAAAAAAGCCGTAAGGTCATTTGGGAACGTGGGAGAGGAAGGAGCAAGGACATTCTCAAAAAGTTTGATAGACAACCTCGTTTATTCGCCTTTGAAGGAAGGGGCAAGTGAGGCAGCTACATCCGTTGTACAAAACCTTTCAGAGGCTTTGGTAAGGGGCAATGAAGTGGATGTAAAAGATGCTATGTACGAAGTGTTCGATTCCTTCCTTATCGGTGGACTTGTGGGTGGTGGACTTGGGAGCGTAACAACATTAGGGGATGCTATAAGCACCAATAGACGTGCAATAGAAGGTGATGAACAGGCACAACAACAATTGGAAGAGAACCCAAGGTTTGAGAACGAAATAGTAGAGTTGAACATCCCCGCAGTAGAAGAAACCCAGCAACAGCCAACAGAAGAAGCCACAACCGAACAACCTACTGAAACCACGGAAGAAACCGAAACACCAGTTGACACACAAGAGGAAATTGTAAAACCTACCGAAGAAGCAATAGTCGATGAAGAAAAACTTCCAGTATCGGAAGATGCACAGGCTTTTGCAAATGAACTTGGAAGTCCACAGGACATATCCGACATCATAAGCGGTGGCACAAAAGTACCCATAGGAAATACCAATGTAATCCTAAAGAGCGAAGGCGACAATATCAAGATAGAAAGCATACAGACCCCAAGGAATCAAAGGGGTCAGGGTAGTGCAAGAAATGCAGTCCAACGTATCACAGAGGTTGCCGACCAACAGGGAAAGACACTTGAACTCAATGTTGTGCCGTTGGACAACCAGACCGATGCCCAACAGTTAGTAGATTTCTATGAAAGCGTAGGTTTTGTAAGGGACGAAGGATTTACCTTGGACGGAGGCAGGATGACAAGACAGCCCAATGTTAAGGGAACAAATATAAATCAACCAATAAGAATATATAAATTATCAGAATCAAAAAATGCCCCTGAATATAAAGTTGAATATAATAATGGAAGATTAGATATAAGCGATATAAGCGGAAATGAACCATCTTATAGCACTAAACGAAAGATTATAGAAAAATATGCTGATGATTTTGATTTCAATCAAGGTGAACGGGCAGTATTACCAATAGGATTTAATGGAAACATAAATGAATTTGTAGCTAATAATTCCAATAATCCCACAGAGATTGCCCAATTATTAAACGATACCAACACGGATCAGTTCATTGAAAACCAAGTTGATTTTAAAGCACGAATCATTGCAGATGCAATACAAGGCAACATTGATCGCAACAGTTATATCAATTTCGGCGACAAAAACAACATTGGTTTTAATATAGCCAAATCATACTTTGCTAAAAAAGGGCAAGGCAGAAAAATAGACACCTTAGCGCAAGAACTATCAGAAGATAGCGGCATTGAGATTTCCCCGCAGGATATTGTTGATCACATGGAGCAATACCAAGGAGGTAAAAACGATATTTACAAAGAAGTACGTGACGATTTTGTTACACCCCTTAAAGATGCATTTACAAGAATTACTGGATTACCAGCAACCGATAAATTCATCAAGAAAGCAATTGACAGTCAATACCGTAACAATGAAATTTATTTAATTACGGATGTTTATACTAATGAAGAATTAATAAATTTACTAAATGAAAGAGAACAATTCACAGAGACAGAAGCCACAGAAATTACTCAATCTGACCCCAGCAATGAGGGCAGGATTACGAGGGAAGATAACAGACAAAGCCAGCAAAAATTCAGAGTTCAAGAAAAAGGTAATGAAAATGGCAGATTCCAAGAAACAACACAAGAAGCCACAACAGATGGAGAAGGAACAGTACAGCAATCAATAACCGATGTTGACATAAAGACCCCCAACGGACTAAACAGGGCAATTTCTTTCTTGGAATCATTGGAGAATGACCTCGATAACTTTGGGCGTGAGACATTGGGGATGAATATGCCAGTTGCAATTGCAAGAGCGGCCATAACCACAATGAAGGCTTCCCTGCAAACTGCAAACTCAATGGCAGAGGCAATCCAAAAAGGTGTTGACTACATCAAATCTACGGATTGGTACAAGAACCTCAACAACACCGATAAATCAAATGTACAGGACTTCTTTGAAAGAGAGGTGCTTAAAATCCCAAGACCCGAACCCGCTAAAAATTTCACTAGGCAACAGGGCAAAAAATCAGTTTTCAACAGGGTATATGAGGGAGAAACCGAACAATCCCTAAAGGATGCCGTTGAAAGGAACGGACTGAACTATAAGATAGAGAGCCAAGAAAAGGCACAACGGGCAGCGAAGAAGTTTGTCAAGGACGTTGGTGTCAACAAAGCACTCAATGCCGTAAGGAGAAACGAGATCAAAGGTGCTGAAAAAGCATTTGTATATGCCGAGATATTGGATGCGGTGTCCAATGCATCGGAAGGGGCAAGTATCGAGCAAATATCAAAGATACAGGAGGATTATTCGTTGATAACCGAAGAGGCGCTTTTGGCATTCGATGAAGAGGCAAGGGATGCAGGACGCTTCATTTCCGCACTAAACAAGGTCTATAACACGTCCAAGATAAAATATGCCCTTGCCAAACAGGTAAACGACTATAAGGCCAATAACAATGGTTTCATAGATGAAGAGACATTGGCAAAATTCAAGGAAGCTGACAAAAAAATAAGGCAGCTTGAAGAAAAAATACAGAAACTAGAGGAAAAACGCCTAGAACAAGAGGGCGAAAGAACCATTGAGAACATCAAGGAGGGCGAACAGCGAAAGAAGAAAAAGCCATTTACCAAAAAAGAGGCCAAGCAGATTGCGGATAATATCCGAAAGGCAAAGATACACCGCCCTGGAATCTTCTCTTCGGCAACCCCTGCAACATTGGTGTGGGACGGGGCAATAGAGGTGGTCGCCAAGGCAGTAGAGACTGGTGGAACGGTTGCAGAGGCCATACAAAAAGGCATTTCATTCATAAAGAAGAGCGATTGGTACAAGTCTTTGAGCAATGCCAACAAAAAACTTGCTGAAAAAGAATTTAGGAACAACATACTCAATACTTCTGGCGAACCTTCCGTTACGGTCACCGATGAAGGCGACCTACGTATTTCGGAGCAGACATTGAGGACTTTGGTTGAAGGCGGAATCAATGACATCAACGAACTTGCAGAGGCGGTGCTTGACATGATAAGGGAATCCGACCCCAACACCACAATGACATTGAGGGATGTAAGGGACACTATTACCAAATATGGCAGACAGATAAACCCTAGCAAGGACGAGATCAACCAAAAGATTGCCGAACTTAAAAGGGTCGGTAGGCTGATGTCGGCACTTGAAGATGTAGTAGGTGGCAGAAAGCCAAAGAGAAGCGGTTTCCAAAGACCGAAGCCCACACAGACCGAAAGGGAACTCATGCGTCAGGTCAACGATGCCATGAGGGACTTGCCAATGGACGAAACAGAGATCAACGAGGCTTGGAAAACAGCACTTGAAAAGACAAAGACACGTCTTAACAACCAAATCGAGGATCTCGAAAAACAGATTGCCAACAGGGAAAAGAGAAAGGTCAAGCGTGAACCGATAAAACTCGACCAAGCGGCCATTGAACTAAAGAACAAGAGGGATGCGCTAAAAGAAGAACTCGATAATCTTGTAGGTAAGCCCGAACTTACCGAAAAACAGAAAATTAAACGCGCCGAAACATATCTTGAAAGGCAGATAGAAAGATTGACGGAACAGATTGCCACCAAAGACATTGAATTTAGGGAAACAAGAGAGCCTGTTACATCGAATGAAATCGAAAGGCTTAAAAATGAGAGAAAGGCATTGCAGGACGAGATCAACAGATTGCGCAATGAAGAAGGCATAATCGAAAGGAGAAGGTTGAAACAGTCAAAGGAACGCCTGAACAGACAAATCGAGGACTACCAAAGAAGGTTGAGGGAAAGAGATTTTTCCAAAAGGGAACCCAAACCATTGGAGGCCGACCAAGAAATGCAGGAACTTCTTGCTGAAAAGATAAAATGGCAGGAGGTATTTGAAAAGGAGAGATACCAACTTGAATTGAAGAACAGGACAAAGGCAGAATACGCCAAAGACCTTGTTGTGGGGATATTGAACATCCCAAGGATATTGATGGCAGGGGGTGAAATGTCGATGGTACTTATCCAAGGTGGAATACAGACAGTAAGTTTGGCAACAAGAAATCCTGTACAATTGGTAAGGACGTTCGGGAAGGCTTTTATGGCGGTCGGAAGCCAGAGAAAGATGGACGAGTACGAAGCCACATTGAAGGCAGACCCGAACTACAATCTAATGAAGCAACATAAACTTGCCCTTACCGAAGCGGACTATAAAATGGAACTTCGGGAAGAGGAATTTATAGGCAACAACCTTGTGTATGGATTGTGGAACCTTATGGGCAAGGGAGTTGAATATGGGTCGAAAAAGGTTTTTGGTATCAGGGACGTGCCGTCCATAGGTACATCATTGTTATCATTGGTAAAAAAGGATATTGAAAAGAACACGATTCCCATATCGGAGAGGATAAAGAACATGAATCCCTTACTTGCATTTGAACGTGGCAACACTGTTTATATGAACGAAATGAGGCGTTTGAGGTTCTTGGACGGGATGAAAAAAATCCAAATGGAAGGAAAGAACGAGAATGACCATCCACAGGACTTTAGACAGTTGGCAAGAACCGTAAACACACTTACGGGAAGAGCGGAGATAAACTGGAAGGTTGGCAATAAACACCTTTCCTTGGAGAGTGTGAACGATGTGATAGGAACAGTTTTCTTCTCCTTTAAGAACACCGTTTCCGTGTTCAACCAACTCAATCCATTTTGGTACGTTGCACAGCATTCACCGAACGACCCAATAACAAAACCATCGGTGGCACAGAAGATAGCTGTTAGGGATATGATAACATTTGTTGGGACTACCACAGCTTTTATGTACCTTATGCAAGCAGCAGCGGGAAGTGATGACGACGAACCATTGATACAGATAGAGACAGACCCTAGAAGTTCTGATTTTATGCAGATGAAATTGAAGGGAAGGAGCAAGTATATCAGGTTCGACCCTTGGCACGGCATGAGGACACAGGTGGTTTTCTTTGCAAGGCTGTTTTCGGGAGAACAGAAGAACAGCAAAGGAGAGATAAAAAGGATAGGACAGGGATATAAGGCAGATACCCAATGGGACATCTTTACAAGGACATACATCGAGAACAAGTTCAGCCCATCGGCAGGGATGGCCTATAAATATCTTGACAGCGAGATAAAAGAGGTCGGTGGAGAGGAAATGAGGGTAAGGTTCGGTGAGCCATTGTCGGAAACCTATAAGGAGAACTTTTATCCCATGTACATCAATGCGGTAAAGGAAATCCAAGAGGAAGATCCAGACCTTATGACCTCTTACTTGACAGCACTATCTTTCTTTGGACTTAACACAGGCGTATATGGTGATATAGACGAGAAAAAATATGAGACAAAAAGGATGACCAAGGAAGAGGCTAATAAAATAAGATTGGAAAATGCAAAGAAAAGGGAGCAATTGAGAAATCAACGATAATGGAAAACAAAGAAGAAAAAAAACGGATAAAAAGGCATATAGAAGCCCTTGAAAAAAGCTATGAAAACCTCATAATAATACTCAATGAGGACATCGAAAAGGACGAGGAAACAGGAAAGGTTAAATTGAAGGATGCACAGAAAAAGGTTTTTGCCGAGGGCATAATGAAGGCTTCCGAGGCAGCTACATCACTTATCAAAATGATCACCGACAAAAAAAAGGAACTCAAAGAACTGGACAATGAAGAAACCGAAGAAAAACAAGAGGTAAAAGTAAACGACAAACGCAAGGTAGAGGAAGAGGACTATCCTTTGGAACAACATTTGAACTGATGCGAAACACAAGTTATCGAGATAGCATAGCTGAAAAGATAAACCCATATTCCTTCATCAAAAAGGAAACATATACCTCATGGAACAAAGAGAGGAAATGGACGTACGGCTTCCATAAGGAATTTGATGAAAACTTTATCTGTATATCCAAGGACGGCACATTGGGGGAAGTCTATAAAGTGGGCGACCTTATCATAGGGCTTCCAAGCCAAAAGGACAAGGAGATAATCAATGCAGACCTATCCCCGGAAGAATCCATTTGGAGAAGGACGGAGATACCCGAAGAGTTTCTTGAACTGGAAGAAAACTATCGTTCAAACCTTGTGGATTCGGGTTCACAGAACGAGACAAAGAAGATACGCAACACCTATCGTGAGAGCAGGAGGCTATTGCTTAAAAAATACAAGGACTTCATAGCCAAGGAATATGAACGAAGAAAAAATGGACTTTTCATAAAGATAGACGAAGAGGTCTTTTACATGACGGGATCCAACTATATGTTCCTGAACTATTACTATCTTACCGATTCCGATATGTACCCACTTTTCAGGACAACGGCCGTGCATACATGGTGGCATTGGGAGGCTGTAAAAGCGGATGACAGGGTGTTCGGGGAACTTAGGTTCAAGAGTAGGCGTGTGGCATGGACATCGGAGGCAGCGAGCGAGGCACTCAACGCCATGACCATAACAAGATACGGCAACATTCCCGTGGTTTCGGAAAGAAGGGAACTTGCATGGGAACTTTTCCAATCCAAGATAGTTGACCCTTTCAAATACTATCCGACATATTTCAAGCCCGTAATCAACGACCCGAACGACCTTCCAAAGACCAAGATAGAGATAACCCATGATACGCCAAAGCGTGAGACATCGAGGATAAACACCTATCCCACAAAACTTACGGCCTATGACAGTACAAGGGTAACACCATTTGCCATCAACGACGAGGTTTTCAAGTTCGAGGATGTCAACTTTTCGGATTTCAGGGCAAGGCATAAAAGGTGTTACAACAAAAGTAAGGACACCAAGCCAAAGGGCAAGTTCGGTTCGACAACTGGCGATAAGAAACTTAACATAGATTCCGCTAGGCACGAATGGGAAAATTCAAGCCCGTTGAAACGTGACAAGACGGGTACAACAGGAACTGGTCTTGTGGCATTGTTCGTTGATGCCTGTTATACATGGGGTGAAGAGGCCATGTTCGACAAATGGGGCTATCCGATAGTACACGACCCCGTTGAACCTATAGAGAACGAAATAGGCGGTATAGTTGAATTTGGGGCAATCACCAAATGGAACGTAGAGGAAGAGAACGCCAAGAAAATGAAGAAGAGCGAACTGAACTCCTTCTACCGAAATGTCCCACGTACCATAGAACACGCTTTAAGGCACGAAGGCGGTATTAACAACGACTTTGATATAGATAACCTTAACAACCACTATGAGTTTTTGGATAGGCTTTCTGAAATAGAAATTACCGAAAGGATTTTTAGAGGCAACCTTAACTGGATGGGCGACCCGTTTGATTCCAAGGTACGTTGGGATCCCAATCCAAAGGGAAGGTTTCAAACCACATGGATTCCAAATACTGATTTACAGAACCAATTTTCCAAGAAGAACTTCCACGGTTCGATGATAAATATGCCAGATAATTCAGACCTTGGATGTTTCGGGGTGGACAGTTATGACATCATAGGAAATGCTGCAAGTGGCGGTTCGGATGGTGCGATAGTGGGATATTCCAAGTTCAACATGGCCGGCGCACCTTCCAATTCCTTCTTTTTGGTCTATAAGGAAAGACCTGAAAAAAGGGACGATTTCTTTGAAGACGTGATAAAGACAGCTAGGTTCTTTGGGATGTTCGCACTTGTGGAGAGCAACAAATCAAGGTTGTTGGAATTTATGTACGATAACGGACATACGGGATGGTCGCTTAGAAGGCAGGACAAGAAATGGAAAGACCTCACCGATGCAGAAAAACTATGGGGTGGAATACCCTCTTCCACAGAGGTCATAGAAGATCAGACAAGTGGATTGAAGGATTATATCGTTGACTATGTTGGAATAGACCTTGAAAACGACTGTAAGGTATGGTTCAAGGAACTTATCAAGGAATGGATAATGCTAAAACCTGATAAGAGGAAGGAATTTGACCTTGGCGTTGCATCGGGATTGGCAAAAATGGGAGCGCAGTACAAGGTAAGGCAGCGTAAAACGGTAGAAGGCTTCAATAACAATAGCGGGCTTTCGTTTTCTATGCTTTCGGCTTGACATTACTTTTTGCCCATACACATTGATTTGTAAAGGGTTATTTTTGATAATAATAAGAAATACAGATGAACTACTTGTATTCGTTTTTCCCAGATGATTTTGTTTCCAACGAGGAAAAGAACAGTCCTGAATATGGCTTGAAGATAGGCCGTGCCATAGATACCCAATGGTTCCAAGGCCAGTTATCGGCAAGGAGAAGGTGGATAGAAAAAATGAGGGCATATTCCCGTGGGGAGCAGACCACCGATTACAAAAGGATGATAGAGGGGCCGACACCAAGGACAAACTCACAATCGGGCGGTGACCCCAACAAGATAGGGCATAAAAACTACAAGATAGACTACACCGAGACTTTACGGATATTGCCCGTTTTCAAGGATATTTTGACCAATGCCATAGACGAGAGCCTTTTCAAGCCAAAGGCAGAAGCAATAGACATTACAGCGGTCAACAAGAAAAGGGACTATTTTCAGAAATTGGAGCAGGACTTCTACACACAGGACTTTGCGCAGATAATCAGCCAAGGATTGGGAATAGATGTTACATCGGACAACACGCCAAAGACAGAGCGTGACCTCAATATGATGAAAATGGACTATAAGCCCAAGATCGAGGTCGCACAGGAACTTGCCATAGAGAACGTTTTCAAGCACCAGAAGTTTGAAATGATAAAGGACAAGGTTGACGAGGACTTGGTTGACCTTGGCATAGGCGTTGTATGGCACCATACCGACAACAGGGAAGGTATCAAGATGAAATATATCGACCCCTATTATTTCATTCACAGTTCATTTGAGGAACAGGACGGAAGGGATTTGAGGTACAAGGGCGTTGTCAAAAAAGACACCATAGGCGAACTGATGAAGATTTCCGATAGGACGTTCAGTGATTCCGAACTTTTGAAACTTAAAAATCTTGCGACTGGAAACGCCAATGGAACAGAACCATACGACCACGAAGAGGACAGCGACAGACTCATAGAGTACATCGTTTTTGAATATGCGGTTCACAAGAGCCGTGTTTTCAAGAAATTAAGAAAGAACAAGTCCATAAAGCTTATAGATAGGAGCCTTGATGGATATGACCCTGCAAATCAAAACAAAAAAATAAAGATACCTTATGTATGTTGGTACGAGGGAATCTATGTGCCGACTGCACAATTGTTGCTGAAATGGGAAGAGATACCCAACCAAGTCGAGAAAGAGGCCAATAATCCCGTAAGCAATTTTGTTGTCATGGCACCAAAGGTCAAAAGGCTTTCCGAGACGGGTGCGGTAAGGTTCAACAGCCTTACACAACGTGCCGTTCCCATTGTGGACGACATACACCGTGACTGGTACAAGCTGCAACAGTTAAAAATGGAACTTAGGCCGAATACGGTAACAATCTCCCCAAAGGCCATAAGCAAAGTAGTACTGAACGGAAGCCAGATACCATCCAAAGATGTGATGTCACTCTTCTTTGGACGAGGTATATTGTTGGCGGATGAATTTGACGAGGACGGAGAACCAATAGGAAGATCCATAAAGGAGGAAAACGGAGGAATCAACAACAACGCCATAATGTTCTTGTCGCAAGAGTTCAGCAACAACTACAATAGATTGAGGACACTTATGGGGATAAACGAAGTCCGTGACGGTACTACGACCCCAAATAGCAAGACAGCAGTAACCGTACAGAAGATATTGTTGGCAAGTTCAAACAACGCCACCAACCACATAGTAAAGGGCAGTTTCAATATGTCGCTCTCAATGGCAGAGGTGACCTCATTGAGATTGTATGACGTGCTAACCACAAAGGTATTGAAGGACAAATATATGAACATCATAGGGTCGGACAACGTTGACCTATTGGATGCCATCAAGGAACTTCCAATGCACAGGTTTGCCATCTACTTTGACTTCAAGCCAGACAATGAGGAAAGGCTATCTTTCGAGCAGTCATTGATAACGGCATTTGAAATGCAACAGATAACCGTTCCGCAGTACAACAAGGCAAGGCAGATACGAAATACCAAGAGTGCGGTCAAATACCTTGAATATTGCGTTGACGAGAACACCAAGCAGCGTGAAGCAGAAAAGATACGGGCATTGGAGGCACAATCGGCAGCACAGGCAAAGACCAATGTAATAGCTGAACAGGCCAAACAGCAGACCGTCACGGCAGAATACATGAAGGAAAGAAACCTTTTGTTGTTGAAATACAAATTAGAGGATGAATCCAAGCGCAAGGAAGCATTGACCAAGGAACTGATGAACAACCAAAAGCATATCAGGGACATGGAACTAAAGGAACTTGAAAGCCGATATATGCTAGAAAAGGAGAATCTGAAAGAGGACAGAAAGGATGAAAGGGTGGATCAACAGAGCCAGAACCAAGCTGTTCTGATAGAAAAGCGTAAAGACCCGTCCAAGCAAGTCAACTTTGAAAGAGGGAACAACAACGATTCGATCGAGGCAAGGTTGAACGAGATATTTAGCCAGACAGAAGTGGATTTTGGTGAACAACCATTACCAACGACAAAGGGAAACCAATCATTATAACTTATTTTTGACTTAAAACATTACCGATGGGCGTCATAAACAACGAAGATCTTTATCCCATAACATCAATGGTCGCCGATGCCACCATGATAGGGTCATTGCCCAATGGAGATACAGTACAGTTCTCTATTTTGGGAATAGTGGACTACATAGCGGGTGAATTTGATTTTGTGAACTATGACAAGGCAACACGGGCAGGACAGCACATCATAGGCAACGACCCCGATTACCCCGATACGATAAACAACAACATCAATGATGGGAACAAGTATTTTGCCACCATCAAGAACTTCCCGCCAAATAGCAATGCGGATGTTAAATTCATAGTCAGACTAAGATGAAAAAACTGATATTCATAGCATTATTTTTGATGTCCTTGGTAGGATGGTCACAGGAATATATCCCCATCAATACGGGATATGGTTTCGAGCAGACCACTACGTCAGACCTGAACGCCCTTACAAAAAAGGCAGAAGGTGATATTTTCTTCAACTATACCACCAAGACACACATCTATTGGGACGGAACGAACTTCGCCAACTTTTCAAGTAAATCGTTCATAGACCTTTTAAGCCCTATAAGCGATTTTGACTTTGCCTTGGGTACTTACAGCGAACTGAATTCCGAATCGTTCTTGGGCAATACCATACTGATACCCACCGATGCATATCCAGGAGACGTGGTTACAACCGATGCCTATCTTACAGGGCTTACCCTTGGTCTTTCAGGTAGCGACCTTACATTGACCGCTACAAGGAACGGACTTTCCAATGTGGTTAGCAACACGATAGAATTGCCAGAAAGTGGTGGGTCAGGTGATATGACCAAAGCCGAATATGATACCGACGATGATGGAACGGTAGATGATTCGGAAGGTCTTAGCGGTATAAGTTCAAGTCAATTCATAAGGAGTGATGTAAGCGATATTAAAACAAGTGGGGCATTAAAATTCAATGATAATGTAGAATTACAGTTTGGAACAGGAACATTTGCAAGGATGTTTGGAAACGGTTCAAATACTTTATTGAATTTAGGAAATGGGAATTTTATTATCCAAGATGGTGGCGTAAACAAAATAACTTTCAATAGGACTGATGGTAATATAGTTACAGGGGGATATGTAAGTGTTGGTGATGAAGCATATAATTCTATATCTTGGAACGGTTCGCCGCAAGTCCCTACAAAAAATGCGATAAGGGATGTAATAGAAACCTTGGGTTCTACCGAAAAAGATACATTTACTCCCGTTCTGGAAGCGGGATCATCCACCCCTTATACCTATGACGTTGATGCCTATTATATAAAAGATGGAGATTTGGTATATGTATGGATCCAATTCACTAACATAAACGGTTCAGCAGCATCAGGGAATTTAGAGGTAACAGGACTTCCATATAATGCAAATGTATCTGCATTTTCAAGCGAACAACAGATGTTCCCATATTTTATAAGTGGAACATCATCGGCGGCGATAACCAATCCAATAGGTGAGGTTTCCAGTAATACTTTGAGATTGAGAAACCAAGACGGTGTGACCAATTCGGGAAATGCAGGGGTTGATTTTGGAGGTTCAGGAAATATCATCATAAACATGACCTATATAGCACAATAACGATGAAAAAGATATTATTCATAGCGATATTCCTTATAAGCCTTTGTGCAACGGCACAGAATACCTATTGGGTGGCAAATACGGACAGGCAGAAAGTGACCACTTTTGAAATGAACGGGCCAGTCCTTGAATTTCAGATAGAGAACGATGAACTTCAAACAGTTGACCTTTCACAATTTTTGGACGCACCTACGGCTTCCGAGATAGTAACTGCACTCAATACCCAATTAGGGAACACAAGGTGGAGTGTTGTAGAAGTCCCCGCAGGGGGAACAACAGGACAAGTTTTGAAAAAAGATACCAATACAGATTTTGATTATTCATGGCAAGATGATGGAGGTTCAGGAGGTTCAGTCCCAAGCGACACAGGGTCAAGTAATGGTGATGTGCTTACAACAGATGGGGCAGGTACTTATACTTGGGAGACGCCAACAGGTGGTTCATCAATAGAGGTAGAGGATGAAGGTGTTTCCTTGACAACGGGAGTGACCAAGTTTGATTTTGTCGGTGGTGGCGTAACAGCAACTGAACCCACTGCGGATGAAGTGACCGTAACCATAACAGACGACCAAACAGCAAGTGAGGTCAACATAACCGATAGCGGTGGAAACTACACAGGAACAACGGTAGAAGCAGCATTAACGGAGATTGCGGATTCATTGGCGGTAAAGTCAAATATTGACCCTAACAGCCCCATACAGACCATTGCTTTGGCTTTGGCCGATACACAGGCGGAACTTGAATCAGCTTCTTTAGGAGCAAATACAATAGGTTTTTCCAAAGATGGGGGTTCCACATTATCATTGAATAGTTTAACAGACGTAACAAAAGGAAGCCCTGCAACAAATTCAAGTGGAACATTAAGGGTGTTGGCAGACCCTAACGAAGATGGGGATTATAATGAGATCGATTGGACACCGCCAAGTGGTGGTGGAGCATCCGAACTATCAGACCTATCAGATGTAAACACATCTACACCTACAAATAGAAATGTATTGGTAGCTGATGGAACAGATTGGGAAAGTAGGCCATTGGTAGAGTCTGATATTAGTGATTTTGGGGATTATGTTGATTTAACATCTACCCAAACAATAACGGGCCAAAAAGAATTTTCAGGGGGAGTAACATCGAACAACATTCTACTTAACGGGAATCAAGGAGTTATCATAATACCAGAAATTGATACAAATGCAGCATCCGTTAGGTATCAAACCCCTATATCCCCGTTAGGTAAAATATCTCCTTCTGACGACCAAGGAATAACATGGTTCAATACCGATGGTTCATTTAATATTGGGTACACTGACAATACTTCTTCTAATAGAACTATTGCATTTGATTTTTCTGGAATAGGTCTGACAAAAAGAACCTACGAACTTCCGGACGCAAGCGGAACAATAGCTCTTACTTCTGATTTAGGTGGGGATGTACCAGACGACACGGGCTCTAGTGATGGAGACGTACTTACAACAGATGGGGCGGGTACTTTTACTTGGGAGACGCCAAGCGGGGGTTCTATCGATGCGATTGATGTGTCTTTTACACCTGCCGGAAATACATCAAGCACAAACGTACAGACAGCTATACAAGAATTACAGGGAGATATTGATGTTATAAATGCTACCCCGTCTTTTACCACGCTTACGACTTATGAAAATATTGCAGCTTTGCCATCGGTTACAGGAAGTGAAGCTGATGTTTATTGTGTGGTCACGGATGACCCTAGCGGTGATAATGGGTTGTACGGTATCGTAGACGGAGCATGGGAGTTTCTTTACTCAAAACATAATCCATTGGCCCCGTTCAACAGAACTTCAAACAATGTAATCGATGAAGACGACCCTAACTATCAATCCGGTTTTGATATTGATGCTACGGGCGCAGTCGTCGTAGATGCTGCAAAATATGTGTCAGGATATATCCCTGTAAACCCAGGAGATAGATTCTATGGACATGACGATTTCAACAGGTATGCATTGTACGACAAAGACTCTGTTCTCATTGCAGTGACAAACCCACCATATTTGAGCGGAAACAATGGTGGCTCCGGTGTAAACCTTACGGTCAATATACCCCCTTCAAGTTATTATGATGAAGGAGTCAGATTTATAAGGTTCGATGGTCAATTGACGGATATTGGTTCTGCTGATGAGATTGTAAGAGGATATAATCATACTTCTGGTGGAAAATCCATTACATGGACTGATTTTGATGCGGGATATACAAGAGACAATGAAAATTATATCTATGAAGCGGAAGGGGTGGTTATACCAAAATTGAGTACAAATCTTTATGATTACAAAAGGGGCAATTATACAGGTGGATTTCTGGCCAATGGAAGTGCATCAAGTAACCCATCAACTGGCTACATTCCGGTAAAGCCAAGTTACGAGTATCATCATAACTACGGTTCAAACCAGAACATATCATTCTTTACTTCTGATTTTACTTATATATCCGGGGCAACTGGTCAATCAGCAACAGCACCATCAACAGCAAGGTATATGAGCGTTCTCATACCTACATTCAATCCCGTTGTTGATTTTAATGAGTTTACAATTACCCAAGGAAAAAGACAGGTTCAGATTTCAGATGTAAGGACAAATACACTTGAAAATATATTTATCGAACCAGTCGATGTTTGTTTGATAGGGGATTCAATTGGAACAGAAGGAGAAGCCTACGCAACATATTCTGCTTATGGTGGAGTCATGGCCGATTTGTTGAAATATGAGAATTATATCAATATGTCCGTTTCTGGTGGTTCTCTACGAGATTATGCGGATAAGACAGTAGGATTTTTAGGGGTAACAACTCCTTTGGCGGATTTGTATATTGTGACGCTTGGAACAAACGATTTCGGGTATAACAGGACGATTGGCGATATAGCTGACGTTCATCCAACAGATGACACTACATTTGGTGATTTGGATGGTATTGTGGACGATATTCTTTCTGTAAATGCAAATGCCAAGATAGCGTTTATAACACCACTTCCAAGGGCAACGCAGGACAATGAGAATGTAGTTGATAATCTATTAGTAGATTACGCTGATGCCATTATAGAGTTTGCAAGGGAAAACGGTTATCCTGTATTGGATTTGTTCAGATTATCACAGTTTGAACCAAGGATTACAACTATATCCGAAAACTGGACAGAAGATGCAAGTGATGTCCCCGGTGATGGACTTCACCCAATAGATGCGGCGCATGAGATTTATTTATACCCGCACGTTGCAGCATTCATTAAAACTAATTTAGAAAGAGCAAAAAAATGAGAAAGTTAATATTGATTGTATCGTTACTGTTCTTTGCCTTTTCACAGGCACAGATAATCAACCCGTCCAATGTAAACCTTATTGAGATAGTTGTAGGGGGTGGAGTATCAAGCCTTGACCCTGACGCTGTTGAAGTGGATTCTCAATCAGACCTTAGTGCTGTCGGTAGTCAAAATAAAAATCTTTACATAACAACAGATATTACGCTTACCGGAAATGTTTCCGTAGCTAGTGGCGCAACATTGATAGGGCTTGGCGGTGTCATTACTTTGGGTTCAAATACCATCACATTCCAAAACAACGGTTTTAAGTCAATAAATTACCAAACATTCATCAATGTAGGGTCTAGTGGTGTTATCAGCGATTCATCTACGTTTAAGGATGAACTTGGTTCGTATTCTTTAAATTGGTTCGGATTGGTAAATGATGGGGATGCCGATGCAAATACAGGAACCGACAACAGGAATATTTTAAAGCAAGCTGAAAAAGTAGGTAGATATTCGGGTGCTTCAATGTCAATAGATATAGCTGGTGATTATGTTTATTCCCCATTGGATTATGAGCAGACAGAGGACTACCCAGACAATTTTGTACTTACCGGAACATCAAGCCTTTATTTGGCAAAAGATGTAACCCTTGGAATATTGACATCGACAACCAACAGTTACGCTGTTCTTGAAATTTGGGATGCACACAATATAAGGGTCTATGGTCAAGGTCAGATAAAAGGTGATTTTTTTACTAGGGATTTTGCAACCTATGGGGATCAAGATGGACATGGGGTGATGGTCAAGCAGAACAGCGACCACGTTTATATAGAAGTTCCGGTTTCACAAGTTGCAGCTGATTGTATAATAGCTAGGTATAACCCTAATTTTGTACACCTAAATTCATTGGTAGAAGCAGCGTTCACCAAAAACTTTTATATAGACGACACGGGTAGTTTTGTTGCGAGCAACGACTTTGCTTATTCAAATCTGTTCAGCTTAACCAATACATCTTTTGCAGACAATGGTGGGTTTGTTTTTGGCGGGGGTTCGTTCTCAGGTACTTTCGGAATGAAGGGTAGCCAGTATAGGGCAGCATTCTATACAGCAGGAGGTACTTTTATATCGCTTTCCGATTTATTGGAGATATACGAGAAAGTTCCTATACCTGACACGGCCACACAAGTAAGGGTGGTAATATCGACGCCTGATGTTTGGGGGGATTTAAACGGTAGCATATACGCCCCAACAACATCTAGCCATATCTATGTAAAGTCACCATTTTTGAAATACGGGCCAAGACAAGGAATATCAAATCTCCACCCATATTCGGTAATCGATGGCGTCACTTTTGACCTTAATGGTAGGCAAGCAGATGGGACAACGGTTCCACCTGGATATAATTTCGACTCCGAGGACGGCTATCAAAACCTAAGATATGTAGAAGTAAAGAACTCTATTTGGAGAAACGGGAAAGGCGGTGACATTATCTTAAAAGGTGCTTGGCACTTTAACATACATGATAACCACTTTGCATATAACAACGTCCCTGAATGGGTGAACGTAAACTCCATAAGCCTTAATAACGGACACAATACAAGATTTTATAATAATTGGGTTCAGGACAGGACTTTTGGAATGGGTCGTGAAGATTATGTATACGATAATACCTTTGAGGATTCGATGATTGAGTTTTCTTATGAAAAATCTGTTTTCCATGACAACAAAGGATTTAATGTAAAGGATTTTAACTCCGCAATAGACGAGGATGTGGATGGCTACACAACCATTAAAAATAACATCTTTAGATATGATAAACCATTGGACGCCACAACTTATATTTTCAGGGAGCATTCACAAGTCAGATGGATAGATAATGAATTTATATTCGATGATTTGGTAATGAGCAATTCCAATAGGGTAGCTAATTTATCAGCAGTTCCGAACAATGAGGGTATTCCTTTAGGGTACATAGACGGGATGAAAGTGGAAGGTCTTAAGGGCAATACCCTATCAAGTGATGGGTGGCAAACGTATGCTTGGAATATGGACAATATGGATTTTTCATGTTCGATAGATGTTAGGAGAGGGGCTACACATGACTGGTATATAAAGGATACGAATATAACAGGTTGGCTTTATCTAAACTTAACGGATTACCCAACAACAAACGGAGGTAATTCAAGTTTATACGACACAACTACATTAGACGATGTTAACATTACGATAGATGACTCTGGATTGATTTCAGGAACTGCTTATGCTTTTAGGGTTTCTGCTGATGATGTAAATGTTGTTTGGAACGGTGGCGAGATAGATATGCAAGTTGCATCGAACAGATTCATGGATTTGAACCATTACGGAACTACTACTTTTAACAATGTAACCTTTATAGCAACTTCTGCCCAGACAATTGATTTGACCACATTGGCAAGCGGTGATGACGTGATATTCAACAACTGTACGTTCATCAACGTAACCGTGACATTGAGAGCCGGTGATCAAAATAACAACCCCACAAACCTCTAAAATGAACGATACAAAAACATTCGCTAAAATCTGTTTGATTGCCCATATAACCATGGGAATTATCATGGTCGTATTGGGGATATATGAATCGTTCAGCCAAAGTGCCACGAGTCCGGACGGGGATAAGTTCCTTAGGCTTTATTTGAGTGGAGCTCAATGGACATTCCTTATTCTGGCATTACGGGCCAAGGATGCCCAAAAACCTATAGAACTTCGATGGGCGAAAATCCGCCATTGGCATATATGGTTGGTGATATCGGTTTCTTTTGTAGGGATATCGGCCACCAATGTTATCGATTATTCATTGTCCGACCCTAACCAAACGGATTCAACCAAGGTTTTGTTCCACTACATTTTCACTGCATTGGGAGCAGCTTCGGCTACATTCTTTGCATGGCACTATTTTCCAAGATATACCGATGAAGGAAAACCAAATCCAGAAAGGAAATGGGCAATACGAGCTTGTTTGGTCGGTGCTGGAACTTTTGCAATAAGTGTATTGGCCACAAAATTAGGCTGGTCATTTTTAAGTATAGCAATAGGGGAACTGGTCATTTCCACTATGATAGCTTTTGTTGTATGGCCAGTGATAAACGAACAATTAAATTAATCATCATGACACTGAATAAATTAACCGAAAAGACGGAAAGCCAAACAGAAAAAAACTGGTCGAGAGCATTTGGATGGATAGGATTCGTAATGTTCTTCGCTGCAATTTTTGAAACATTGGTTTCAATGTTTTGGATAGGAAAGGAAGAGATTTCTATGTCAACTTTCAAAATATGGTTCGCGGTAGTAGGATTCGTTTTTGCTTTAGGAAACAGGCAATTAGGGGTTTTTGCAAACAATCTAGGAGCTATAATGATTGAAAAATTCAACAACTTCTTCAAATAATAAACTATGCCCCCAAGTGCTTACAAGAACTTAATGCAAGGAATCGATTGGCTGCTTCACCCTAAAAATAAGTGGAGAAGATTCTTTAAAGTCCTGAATATTTCCATGGCCATTACCCTTGTCTTTCAACAGGTCAAGTATAATCGATTGGATGAGTGGCAAAAGGAAGCTATGGAAGTTATGAGTATTCAGGCTGAAAAAATAAATGCATTGGAACGTGATAACGCTCAAAAGACAATCGAGAGTTATGAGTTCAATGCTGTACTTCAAGCTATGAACGAAAGTCCAGTAGCTTCATGGACCAAAAAAGTAATCAAGCTTCCAGGAGGTCAGCAAGTATATGTGATGAGATATTTCAATAAAGCCTATGTGGATATTTTTTTGAATCCAAGAGGAATCGACCCTTCCATTTATGTAGGACAAGAGGATTATGTTGCTTGGGATAGCACCATTGTAAAGGAGTTCACCAGAAGAGACAGCATTGTTTTTGCCACTAAAAGACCATACAGGGGAACAATCACCTTACCTGACAGCCTTGGCAACATGGTAAAATGGAACATAAATAAATATCCAGTATTCTTTGATGGTGAACCAATATTCATTTCCGGAATAGCATTTAAAGCAGACGGGCAAAGCAAATAAAATTTCCACTTATGAAACTTAGCGAAATCCAACAGGAATTTACTTATCACATAGCTTGCCTTATTCATTATGCTTACGATGTTCACGGCATAAGGTTGACTCTTGGTGAAGCACACAGGACCGAAAGCCAAGGGCTGTTAAACTATTTTGGTTATAAAGTAGTAAAAGGGGGGCCTCTCGGGGTCCAATTGGTCAAGTCAAAAAAATTAAGCTGGACCCTATCGAGCTTGCATTTTGATAGGTTAGCCATCGACTTCAATTTTTTTATTGATGGAAAACTGACCTATGATTTTGACAAGATAAAACCATTAGGAGATTACTGGGAGTCCTTGCACCCAAAAAATAGATGGGGCGGTGACTTCAATAAAAATGGTATTGAGGATGGTTCTGTAGATACACCACACTTTGAAAGACAAAAATGAAAAAGTACGGACCACAAATATTGATTGCTGTTTTGTTGTTGACCAATTTATGGCAATGCCACAATAACAGGGGAACCAGCAAGGCTATTCAAAGAATTGATCAAAACTTGGCAAAGTCCGTGACCAGAATGGAAATGTTCGAATCAAATTTTAAAGCAAAAGAGGAAGAGCATAAGGTAATATCAAGGGATTCTTTTAAAATCAATGAGAAGCATGAAAAAATTCGCAACAACATTATTACTGATCCTGTTCGTGACAGCCTTGCCCGCTCAATCAACGAAAGAGGTCAAAAACGATTCGATTAGGTTAGCCCTTAGTTATGGTGCCCAAGCTTTTGATATGCTAGAGGTATATGAAAAGCTTCTTGTGAACCAAAAGGCACAGACAGCACAATTGGGACTAGCCTATAAAGAGGCAAAGATACAGACAGAACTTCTTACTAAAAAACTTGAAACCATTGAGAATCCTGGATTTTGGAGAAAACTTTGGATATGGACAAAGAGGATAGGTTGGACATTGATAACTTTGGGAACTGGATATGTAATAGGGGCAGCGATGTGATATGGAAAGTTTGATACGTAATATTATTGCATATTTTGTGAATAAAAAAGTCGCAAAACCAACTGTAAAGGAAAACTTGACAGTTCAAAAAGAAGAATCCGTGGAAAAAGAACCAAAAGAAATCGAAGTGGAGTTTGAAGAGGTGGAACCATCTGTAATGATGCCCACCAACGAACCATTGATTACCACACGGCAGATAATAGACATCTATGGTGAACCTGATGAAACGGGAAGCTATCTTACAACAATAGACCTACCATACCCTATGAGGCTTTCTTGGGACTTGGACAGGACTGTAACAAGGATGCGCTGCCATAAGCTATTGGCTGATAAGTTCCTTGCCGTGTTCAATGATATTTTGGTGCATTATGGTATCGAAAGGATAAAGGAACTAGGTATTGACCTTTTTGGTGGTTGTTTTTCGTTCAGAAAGATGCGTGGTGGAAAGGATTGGTCACGGCATTCCTGGGGGATTGCCATTGACCTTGACCCATTTAGGAACGGACTTAAAACAAAATGGAAGGATGCACAGTTTTCAAAGGAAGAATATAGGCCAATGATGGAAATATTCTATAAGCACGGATTCCAGAACCTTGGATTGGAAGCGGACATGGATGCAATGCACATGCAAGCCAGTTATAAAATGTCTAAGGAAATGTCTAAGAATGTCTAATTTAGGGCAAGTGCCATTTGGTCTTTATCGACCTTCACGGTCTTTCTTTTGATGGGCTTGTCCAATATCAGTTTACCCACCACATCACCTACATGATAAATCTCTTTCTTTTCCGTTTCATATTCCTCAAAATTGCGCAAAGTCTCTTCAAATATTCCCTGATAGAAAACAGGTGTTACATTGCTCGATGCATAGACCACTTTCATGTTGTTGTGGGAAATCAATGTCGGGTTCAGTATCAAGTCCTTTTCAAATATGTCGTTCGGTGCCACAACGTGTCCCATATATCCATTAATCAAGGTTATGCTTGGCCTAACATGATAGACTATGAAGAACTTGGTGAACTCTATCCGTTCCGCTATAAGGTCAACAACCGTCATCTATACGCTTTTTGAGTGATTGGCATATCTTGTAGATGGCAAACCTTTTTTGGGTAAGGTAAGTTGGTGGATAGTTGTATATGATGGACATATTGAACATATAATGCAGCTTGTTTGTCTTTAAGAGGTTTTCAGATTCACGCTGCTTCCTAAGATAGGTGTTATAGTTGAGTATTTCAAATACCTTGTCTATTGAATAGAATTTAAGTAGTGGCTCGAAAAGGTAAAGTCTCTTGTGCGAGGTAGGTTCCATCTGGTAGATAAGGTTGTTCCCGCTGAACCTCTTTTTTAGGGAATAGGACTGTATCTTCGTATCGAAGATCATGCCGTCCTCTATCAAAAATCCGTACTTGACCATAAGTAATCCCTATTATAAACCAAATATATATAATATTTTCCTATACTTGTTATCTATTAAAAAATATTAGTTACTTTTACAAAAAACATTCATGGCAGAGGATAACAGCATAGTAAGTTTCTATATTCCTGATGAACTTTTAAGGGAATTGAACGAATTTGTTGATAACAAAAGATTGGAAACCGATAGGAGCAGGTCTAGTTGGCTTGTTCTTGCTACACGTGAACTACTTAAAAATCATAAGAAATGAGAGAATGGATTTCAGTAAATGAAAAATTACCCAACGTGCCGATAAACAAGGTTGAATATTTTAATGTTAAATATGAAGATGGAACAGAGGATTTTAAACCTTTTAGAAACAGACCTAGCAAGAACATATATGGTTTCATGTCCGAAAAAGATGTTATAGCATGGAAAAAATGAAATAAAGAAGAAATGAGAGAAATAAAATTTCGGGCATACGATTCTATATCAAAAAAAATGTGGGAATGGGAAGATATAAAAGATATAAGCCTTAACGAGTTTCTTACAAAGGAACACTATACAATAATGCAATACACCGGACTAAAGGACAAGAACGGAAAGGAAATCTATGAGGGGGATATTCTAAAAGGTGGAATATATGCTTCCTATGAGGTTAAATGGGATGGAGAAAACACCACATTCAACTTGTCTGAATATAATGTAAGAGAAGCTTTTGAAGTAATCGGAAACATCCACGAAAACAAAAACCCACTAAAATGACCGATAAACAGCCAAAGAAAGTAGTACGAAAGCACGTAAAGGTAAAGCAATACGAGACGGTGAAGAAGAACCTTGCCAAATCTAGGTACAACAAATTCCAATTGTGGATTGCCAAGTTGTTCAAACTTGAACTTCTAGACACTTATCAATACCTTTTCAGGGTCGAATATTTCGGCTCTACAAGACTAAACGTAAACGATATAGTGTTCAACTCAACTGGACAGATATTCGTTGTCATAAGGGAACAGAATAGACTTGCCATGTTGGTATCAAAGGATTCATGGGCAGAGAAGCCAAATATGTACGGAACGCTTACAATACTTGACAAATAATTAAACTATAAATAAAAACTATGGAAATCACAGGAACAATAAAATTTATCGATAAAACCAATGAGGTTGGAAGCAATAACTTTAGAAAAAGAGATATTGTCGTTACAACTGATGAACAATACCCACAGGACATATTGGTTCAATTTGTACAGGATAAATGTGATATACTAAATAATTACGCAGTAGGTCAAGGTGTAAAGGTCAGTATAAATTTAAGGGGCAGAGAATGGGTAAACCCAGAAGGTGAAACCAAATATTTCAATACCATTCAAGGGTGGAAGATTGAACATACAGGAAAGAACGCCAATGCAAGCCAAGATGAACCAGTAGATGATATAAATCCTGATGATGGTTCTGACTTGGCATTTTAACGAAACCCACAGAGAGGGATAAAGGTGGACAATTGTAGATGGTATATATGGGCTTCTTTTCGATTTTTTCCGTTTCAGAAAGGGAGCAACATCAAAAAACGGACTACAAGAGTTTAGCAGCAACCTTATCCCGTTAGACAGACGGATGGGTGGAGATAGCATCAAAGCCCATTCAATTGAAATAATGAACCAATATAAATTCAAGACAAATGAAAGGCATTAGAGGAAATTTACATTGGGATGGTGAAGAAGGAAATTCCAATCCCATTTTTGTCCCAGAAATTAATGGAACACATAACATGATTACAAATCAAAAAAATGGGACTTCTATTATTTTTAAAATAGGAGAATCATGGTCTATTAAAGATGATGAAGATTTGAAAATTAAAACTTACGAAATTATTCCAACTGGCAGGAAGAACAAAGATTCTGAACGTCTTGACAAACTTGAATCCTTGGCTACTGGATATGGTAAAGGTTGGATTTTAAGAGAATCTATAAATGGACGTGGAATGAGATTGCACGAAACTTCACAGGAAGGAGCATATCCAACTGTTAGGGAAGCAATAGATAATTATAAGCCACTCTATATTGGAGGAATAGACCCTTATGAAACTGAAAGATAAAAGCCATGAAATACAAGAAGCCATTGAGGGACGTTGATAAATTCTATATAGAAGTTTACAATAAAATGAAGAACATAGACGAAACTTTAAAGGTTGTTATTTTTAGGGGTGAAAGAAGATTTGTTATTATAAAAAATTAAGCCGATGAAAACGATAAGACTATTGCTCATATTATTGGTATTGGCCTCATTTTCGGGGAGTGATTATTGTGACGGATTTGAAGAGGGATTTTGCGAAGGAGTGAAATTTGTTGAAGGGGATAATGCAGTATGTCCACCTACACCCGTATGTCCTATTCCAGAAGCCGATGAAAACACATATAGGGATGGCTACAACCGAGGATTCGCAAGGGGAAGAGAAGAGGCTGATAAAGATTAGTGATAGGCTGTATAGAATATATTCAAACGGTAGGTACAAGGATTGTTGGATAAGACATGGAAAGATATTGCCACCTGAAAACCCATATAACACGCTTACACCAACAGAACAAATGTTGATTGAAATGGAACTTTTTTAATAAAAACAAATGCAAGATATACAGATCAGAAAGAGACAATTGGAAGAGGACTTGAAAGCCGTAATAGACAAGTTCCATGAAGAGAACAAAATCTACAAGGTGTCCTATGTATCGGTTGCATCAAAGGAAACCATAATAACAGGGAGGAAGAACGAGATACACAATTCAACCGTAAAGGTATCAGTAAATATTGAAGTGATATGACACCCGAAGAACAAGCAAAGGCAATTTACGAATCCATGAGGGGATTCCGTGTAAAGACACACCATATCAAAAAATGTGCTTTGGCGTGTGTTCAACACATCATCGATGCATATCCAACAACAGTTGAAACTTTCAACAATTCAAAAGGTCTTAATGTTGTCCATGTTGATAATAGAGATTATTGGAATGATGTAAAAACCGAAATAGATAAATTGTAATGCCAAAGAACAAACGCTGCAAAGGAACTGGTATAGCAAAAGGATTTGGATGTGGAAAGGAACTCCCATACACCGAAAAGAACGGCATTCGTTCCTATAAGGCAAAGTATGGATTGGGATTGGATTGTAGATGCCTACACAATTGGGCGATAAACAATGAAAAAGGAAAGAAATGGCTAAAGCAGCAGTCTATATCCAAAATGCAGAAAAAAGAGAAAAAGGAAAGGATTGAACGCACCAAGTTAGACAGGAAAATGAAGATTGAACTAATGTCAACTTCTGAATATTGGTCAAAGGTTTTCCAGTTAAGGTTCAATGAACTTATCAGATTGGTCGATAATGGAAATGGTTGTATATGCACAAACTCAACTTTGGGCAAGATGAATGCCGGGCATTTCTACTCGGTAGGGTCAAACAAGACATTGAGCCTAAATGCCCATAACGTTCATATCCAGTCAGAGCATTCAAACAGCTTCAAAGGAGGGCAACCATTAGAGTACAGGGATGGTATCAAAAGAGTTTTCGGAGAGGAATATCTTGACTTTATGGAGAATTTGAAACGTTGTCCCGCACTCAACATAACCAAGATTGAGTTGATGGAGAGATATGAAACGGTTTTGAGATTGAAAAGGGAGTTTAAGGCAGGAGAATATTTTTGTCTAAGCCCTATGGAAAGGATAGAAATGAGAAACCATATCAATAAAGAACTAGGGCTTTATCCAGATGATTTTTCGGAATTTGACACAACAAAAATAATTTAACAATGGGAGCGGAAACAAAAGAATTAGCAAAAATAGCCTATGTAACAGATACCGATGTATCTTATTACGAAATTGGAGAGGTAGAAGGTTCATTTCGTGAAAGTGAACTAAAAGACTATATCAAAAGGCATGGACATGAAAAACTATGCGCACAATTGGGATATATGCAGTTTCAGATATGGAGGACATTAAGGGAAATCAATGGAGAAAAAGACCAAGAAGGGGCAAAAGAAAATTGCAAAAGTGAGCAGTTATAGACCACTTAAAGGATGTTGCCACAAAGGAAAGAGGATAGGTAACTTTGTCCTTTGTAAACTCCACGGATGGAAGTATCTTAGAGAAGAAATTGTTGAACAACTAAAACTGTTCTGATGGGACAAGACCTATATTATCCAGATGGAAAGACCGTAAAGGCGGTGTTCGTAAAGAAGCTTGGCAATGAATGCGAGTGCAACTACGATAACAATACTTACATAATCAAGAACGGAAATATTTACAAAAGGGTATGACAAAAGAAGAACTTGAACTCATGCGCATTGCCGAACAGCATCCCGATGATGAAGAGGCGAACAAGGCAATGAAACAACTAAGGGAGAAATATGACCCCACATACGGTTGGTGCATGGACTGTGATGGGCTTGTGTGCAAGGAAAAGGATTGTTGCCTGAACAAAAATAAATAATGAAGAAACATCTTACCAAAAAGGAAATCAAGATACCAATATACACAGGGACACTTTTGCTAATTGATTCAAACTCCAAAAAGAAAGTAAAAAAAGAGGTAAAGAACTTTGATAAACATGAGATATATGCAACTTCCGTACTCTTTGAGCATAAAAGCAAAACTGGTTACGGTATAGTTTTCAACTTTGATTACAAGCACGCAAAGATAAGCCACGGTGTAATAGCCCATGAAGCCTACCATATATCATCTTTCATTGCCGAGGAACATCGCATACAATGGGATCCTGCAAACGACGAACCATTTGCATATCTCATAAACTGGATAGTTGACCAGATATACCTTTTTACAAAAGAGAACAATCTGAAAGTACACTTAGAAAAATATTGACCTATGCACACTAATAAAATACTTGAATTTATTTCCCTATGTGAGAAGATATGGGGGTTCTATCCTGAATATTCAGGGGGATGCTATAAGTTCTCAAAGCTTCTGATAAGCGTTTTCGGAGGGGAAATGTACTGGACAACTGGACACGTAATAACAGTTATAGAAGGGGTTGCCTATGACAAGAATGGGATTACGGAACTTACCGATGACTTTTTTAAAGTAGGCAGTAAAGATTGTACCTATGAATTTATCGAACGTATTTATAAAGAGTACCTTTAAAAACAAACTATCTATTTTTAAATTAGAAAAAGTATGAGCCGTTATTTTTTAGACACAGAATTTTTAGAAGGCCCACAGAAAAAACTGTTCGGGCAGACCAAACCAACGATAGACCTTATATCAATAGGTATCGTTTCAGAGGACGGAAGGGAATATTATGCGGTTTCCAAGGACTTTAATTTGAAAGAAGCATGGAACCGTTATCAAATGAAACAAGTATATGGTGATGCACGTAATCGATTTCCAGAGGGAATAAGGGAGTATTGGATTCGTGAAAATGTACTAAGACCCATCTTTAAAGAATGGAAACAGGAAGCAAACGGCAAAATAATAAGATTAGGGCTTCCAATACCATTAAATGAATTAAAGTTCAATTACAAGAATTTTAAGGATTGCATCAAATGTGTTGGTAAATCAAACGAGCAAATTGCCAATGAAATAGTAAAATTTGTTTATCCAAATGCAATTTATAACCATCCTAATTGTAATCATTCAGATTTAGAGGTGACCAACTGTGCTGATAGTGAAAAACCAGAATTTTATGCCTATTATGCCGATTATGATTGGGTGGCATTCTGTTGGCTGTTCGGAAAGATGATTGACCTTCCAAAAGGTTTTCCGATGTATTGTAGGGATTTGAAGCAAGAGTTGGACAGAGTTGGTAACGACAAAAAACTTACCACAGAAACTTTGGACAGTTGGTTGGATTTGGTTAAAAAAAGAAAAGATTATCCAAAACAAACCAATGAACATAATGCGATTGCCGATGCTAGGTGGAACCATGAACTTTATAAGTTTTTGAACTCTTACATCTTTGAACCAATAAAAGAAAAAACCCGGTGATTAAACCGGGCTTCCCATGAAAATAAAAAACAAATGGTCGGGGGTATGTGTAAACAAATGGATAATCAAAGATAGTCAATTTTTTCTTTCTTGCCTTATCAGTAACAAGAAAAAAAGTCCGTATATCAGCACATAGGCCAATAATCCGATCAATATGCCCATCAACGTGTTCATCTGACTATTATTTCTGCCAATACACCCCTAACATCAACTTCTACCTGTGTGCTGTCAACGCTTGAAGTGGCCAATACACGAACATCGGAGTTTAAAGGTACGATTATGGGCGAATCCTTCATATCCTTTTCAAAAGACCTTGTACCACTCCCTATCGATGCGGAATGTACAGTTTTGAAAACACCACCGTTGTTCCTTACCTGGATTCTGAAATCAACGTTTGCTGCTGCCTGTCTCAACAAAGAATACTGGATTGATGTTATGATGGCATATTCGTTGTTCGATGTGCTAAAGGCTCCTTTTAGGCTCCTATTGTCGGTTCCGTTCAATGTCAAGTGAATATCGGAAGCAGGAACTCCTGTGGTATAGGTAACGTCCTGTGAGAAGGTTACCGTTCCCGCAAGAACAGTAGCACCTAAATTCTCGACATTGGTTATCCGTGCCAATGGTGTTCCCAAAGCCGTCTTGGTCTGTCCTGCCAAAGTAACTGTCTGGTACACGTAGGTAAGAAGTCCATCTTCATCAATCGTATGCCCCTCAACTCCCAAAACTTGGTCATCCCCGGCATTGGATGATGCAAAGTGTGTAATATCGTTGTCGGTTGGAAGTGTCTCGCTGCCACCAGTAAGCCATACCATTTCCTCAACGCCAGTAGCTATTGCGGTGTTCCTTCCATAAACTGAAAGTGCCTTTCTATATGCCTCAACGCTTACCGTCTGTGCATATTTCTCTTCTATGAGTGTCTTATAATACTCGAACATATCTTTCATAGCTGTGAATTTAGATAAATGTAATCAAAAAAAGGGACAAAACGTTGTCCTGCCCCTTTCTCCAATGGTACACTACTGAATTATGCTCCCGTAGGTTGGTCGATGAAGGCGGCAGCAATTCCAGATACCGCAAAAGGCAATTCGATGTAACCAGAGCGTCCAACCACGTAGATAGGGTCGTTCCAAGGCTGCTTCAATACCGCTTCGATAGCATCTTGTATCGCATCCCTTTCTGTCTCAACTCCTGCTCCCGCAGTTGCGTGGGTCAACGTCAACTGTACACCTCCCTTATAAAGGATGGTAACGGTAGTGGTGGTAGCCTGTGCCACCAAAAGTACGTCCGTGGCAGGAACCAATTGGGTCTGCTCATTGGTAACGGGGATTCTCAAAAACTTTTCCATGATAATGAAATTTAGGTTAAAACTGTAATGTTAACTAATCAACCCAAATATAATCAATGGTGCAGTATGTGTAGTTCTTAATGGGTAATGGTCAGTTGTTTATTATCTCGTTAGCGTGTTCAACGGCTTCCCTTCCATCCTGTGAATTGTGGATTATCAGCATCCATCCGTTTTCTTCCTCTACCCTTGGTCTGCATTCACATCCTTCAAATTCAAGATGCTCAATGGTATCATCAAGTGGTAGGACATTGATGTTGCGCATATCATCGTCTTTTAGAGTAAGCCATGCCATGTCTGTTTTCCTTTCTTTCTATTTTCCTTCTCTTGTTCAATCTTTATGGCTATCTATTCCTCCGATATTCCTATTTCACGCATACAGGCTATATGGAACACATCGGCACCATTTTCAAGATTCATAAACTGGTCACGGGAACAATAAACTGTTGCAATAAATGACCTTTCTTTATTAGTCTCTTCGGAATATAATTTTTTCATGGCCTTTTCAAGTTGTTCAAGGTCTTCAAATGTGGAAATATATTTTGTGTCTGCCATGTATATTATTTTAGCGGAAGGTATAGGAATCGAACCTATGTGACGTTTCCGTCTCGCCAGTTTTCAAGACTGGTGCATTACCGCTCTGCCAACCTTCCTTTTTTTTATTTTAAATATCTGAATCCTTGGAATCCCTTCATGGGGAATGGTTCAATCCTATGGAAAGCACCGCTTCTCTGTACAAAGTTGCCCTCCCAATGCATACCTGTTACCGAACATACAAAATTGTTCTCCTTAAGTCCGACTATCTCCATCCATCCAATGACATATCCATTATAACAAAGATAGCACCTTTCACCTATACTTGTGTTCTTGGGTATGTGTGGAACCTTGAAGTTCAATACGGATTTACCGTCCTTTACGGCATTGAGTTCCTTTTCGTACTGTTCCCACTTTATTGATTTGGGGAGTGTTATTACTATGTCCATCACTTATAGATTCAGTTTTTCAATTATTGATGCAAGCACAGCGACCACTATTGAATTTCCGGCCTGCTTATAGGTCTGTGAATCGCTACAAACTATCTTGAACGAATCTGGAAAGTCCATCAATCTTAGGCACTCCCTTGGGGTAAGTCGACGGATTTTGTATTCGTTCAAAACACCCCATTTACCACAAGCTCCATCAAGCGTTGTTGAAACGCCATTTCCATCATAAACCCTATTCTGTTGATAAGGTTGTTTTCCTCCTGATTCTTTTGAGGGGTTCAATTGGATTACCCCCTGATTACAGGACGTATCAAGTGTCTGTGCCACTTCCTTTCCGACCCTACCCCGTCTTGTCTCGGAATTTGGCTGTGAAAAGTTTATGGAATCGTTCTCGGTTGCCGTTTCATAACCTTTTGATGTGGCGGATTTGATTTTTAGATATGGGTCTTGCCTTCCCATTTTATGAATACGGGCGGTTATTTCGGGACTTACTTTTTCTATATCACATGGTATGGCTGGTGAAAATTGATTTTCAGAACCACTACTTGTTTCAAATAGGGTATGAATTAGTTTATCACTCAAAAAATACTTTTCATCAACATTTTCTTCCAGGACATCCTTTAATTTTTTGGTAAGCGGAAAAGGCTTTGGCCAATTGAAAACATTATCCGAATCATCACGTATGCCAACTATGAAAACACGTTCCCTATTTTGAGGCACTCCGTAATGCTTTGCATTCAAGACTTTCCAATATATGTGATATGGTACACTTTCTTCGTGAGGAAATATGACAGGATTTCCATTGACCGATTTACCACCAAGGAAGTCAAGCCATCTTTGAAAAGTTTTTCCGGAATCATCAGAAAGCAAGCCTTTCACGTTCTCAAAAATAAAGTAACGAGGCTTGTTCTTTTGGATAAATTCGTGGCTGTTATAGAATAGCACACCTCTTTTATCGGTTTCGCCTTTTCGTTTTCCGGCCAATGAAAACGCTTGGCATGGCGGTGAGGTCATGTAGATGTCTAAAGAATGTCTAGGGATTTCACGATCATAGACATTTTCAGGATAGTATTTTGGCTCTCCATAATTTGCTATGTATGATTGTCGGGTATATTTATCCATATCACAGGCATAGACCGTTTCATATTCAATACCCAATCTTTTAAAAGCGTTGTCAAAAGCGCCTATTCCCGAAAAATCACTACCTACCCTTAGTTTTCCATTTTTACCCATTTATCCGTTTTTTAGTTTTAATCAACCCATTTTACTGTAATTCCATTTTCTGAAATCCATTTAATCTGTGACCATTCCGTTATGTCAAAAACATTAGCCCCATCATCCGAAAGATGTATAGGGGATTTACCTATCCCTGAAACCAAAAAATATTCCCTACTGTTTTCGGCATGGTAGTTTTCGATGAACAACTTTGCCTTTGGGGTATAGTCTGGAATGTTACTGATAATATATTCGAGAAGCCATTTGTTCAAATTCCAGTCATCCCTTATCCCAAATTCATAATTAGTCTTTATTGGATTCAGGTCAACGATGTCTAAAATAGGTATTCGTTCTTCCAAATCGTATTTTTTATCATCATCTTGAATAGAGACCTCAATGAACTTGTCATTGTAATATTCTTTTTTCCTCCGCTGTTTGATATAGTCCCATTGATAGTCTCCATATTCAGCATAGAACTTACCTATTCTTGCAATATATCTTCCCATAATTTTTTAATGTTTTTTTAGTTTTCATGTCAGTCTATATAGAGTGAACGTAGTTTGTCCATTAGTATTGTTTTAAAAGGGGCTACATACGGAACCGCAGCCTTCCTCAAAATCAAAAAGGTCACTTTCATAAATATATTCATCGGTGGCCATTGAGAAAGGATTTGATGCCATTTCAATTATATCATCTATGCTTTTGTTCTCCCTAAAGAAGTTCATGCCGCCATTGATCGCATAACTATTATATCCATTTTTGCCTTCTATTGGGATGTGTGAATATTTCTTCATCATATCGCCCCACCATTTTGGAATATCAGGACGCTCCTTCTGTATTGTCATCAGCTTTCTGAAAGACTTTTCAAAGCAATAATCGCAATTGCCCTCATAGGCAGCTATTCCAAGTCTTATCTTTTGTGTTGACCAGAATTTGTTTCTATCCCGTGTGGTAATATTTCTTTCGACCAATGGGTAGAAAACATTGTTGCTCTTATAGTCTGCACTTATCCTGTCCATTTCATCCGCTCTTATACCTATTGCAATCGAGTAGTTGTTCTTGCCAAAAACAGAATCGGCAAATTTTTTTATCGGGCGTTTCTTCAAATCCCTATTGCACCATTTGTTCATCTTTGAAGGTATGCCAAGTTTCTTTATACCTTGCTCAAATATCTCACCTTTTATTTTTAGAGCATCAAAATCCACAACACTGAAACTCACTCCTTGCCCATGTCCATTGAAAATTGCCTCTACCCAATTAAGTCCAAGGCCAAAATGTTTATCACATTTATCCATGAATCTAAGGCTTTCAATCCTTTCTTTGGACGTGTTCGCCATAACATAGAGTATTTCATGGTCTGGATACCAATCTTTCATCATATAGGCCATCATTACACTTGAATACCCGGACGACACGGAACATACTATGTTCTTATTGTTTAATTTCATATACCCCTCTATTCTTTATTTTCAATTTTATTGGTATTTATTTCAGATGTTCCATTAATTTACCTATTCTTTTTTGAAGTCTTTCGTTGTTTATATCAGTAGGTTTTCTACCGATCCATTCATGTTCGTAAACTGTGTCAACATCAAAGGAAGGGTTCCCATCCCAACTTTTTGAAAAGAATGCCCGAACCTCCTTGTCCTCTTGGTCGATATGGAGTATCTTGAAGAATACGTTGTCATACTCGAACCACTTTCCTATGTTTTCGGAGGCTTCATCCAACATATTGCCTTGACGCACCTTTCTTATTTTTTCGATCACATCTTTCTTTTGTTGTTCCAGACTTTCTTTTTGTTCGTCCAAATGGTCAAGTATCTGATGCTTTAGCCTTGATTTTACACTTTCCTCAATCTTTGGATCATTGTACTTTTTCAACCAATCCTCTATAATGTTGTTCTTTTTCATAAAATATATTTAACCATTACTTTTCTTATCCTTCTTTTCATTAAAGAACTTGTTGATCCTGTATGGGTCTAATCTATAGAAGTTTTCTTTATCGCAAGGAACGATGAATCTGTTTTCTATGAATTTTGATATTGCCAAATTAAAGGCATCAGGGAAAAAGTAACGGAACAATGATTTTTCCATATTTTCCTCCCTGAACCTATTAAAATCATATTCATTATTGAATTTACACATAACAGCTATCAATATAGCCCTATCTATTGTATTTATATTTTCATGTGATATGTTTGTGGCGTTTTCAAATGAAATGTAAAATTCCCTTATATCCTCCAAATAGATTATAGAAAAATCAACTTCCTGTTTCGATATGTCAAACCATTCATTCAACACCTTTTTATCTGATAAGAAGTCCTGAAAGAACCTCTCGCTATGAACCCCTCCTTCAATTTTCCTATACATCTCCAACTTTCTAGGATTGGCCGTTTGCAATGCAGCCATTCTCTTTTCAGGATTATTGGAACTACCTATTTTAAAAGCAGTACCATCTGTTATAAAGTAAACCATACTATTCTTCTTTATATTCAATCTTTGGATTATAGATTTTTATGATATGTTTTGGGTTCAATATATAATAGTCCCTAAAAGGGGTCTTTACCAAAAGTTCCAACTCCAAAAGCTTTCCCTTTGTCTCATACCACTTCCTCTCGCTAGAAATATCCTTATAATCATCATACCTGAAAAACAGCCCACCACTCTCAACAGGATTCCTCCCCCTTTTTATCTTGCCCAATAACCTGAACCATATCTTATAATCAACACATACAAACTCCTTCTCCAAAACATCCGTAATACTAGAAGAATGCTTAAAAAATCCACGGGATGAACCATAGAACTCATAACGCTCACCATTCCTCAATATCTCCCTCCTAATAGCATTATAATAAGAATCCACCCAACCATACAATTTTTCCAAGTCAACCTCTTTCATATCAAAAACATTTTATCTATATTACAAATCTACATTTTTTTGCAACCATCTGCAATAAATATACCCGAAATTATACAATTTACTTACTTCATCTGCACCTATTTTTTAACACAACATTCTAAAAATCAGTTTACTAAACATAAAATAAAACAAATCTAACATAATCTGTAATATAGATTTTACTCAAACACGAATAATCTCTCCTTTCACATCACATTAATCCCATTAAATGTCTAGGCTTAGCACTACGATTATCCCCTCTTCCGCACATGGGTAAACCGTTTTTCAGAAGCACCCCCACCTCTTGTTATTTGACGATGCCTTGAAAGTTTTTAGCTTTTTGTGGTGTGTGCCTGGGCTTATCGATATACTATTTGAGTATTTGTAAACTATTCTTTACTATTTGTTACCATAGTGATATACCAATCGGGTAAAACTTACTATTTGTAATACATATCCCATTATACCGTTACACATCGTAAGGTAAATACATTATTAGTTGAGTATTTGTAAAGAATTGTTGCGTATTTGTATAAAAGTGTAGGGTAAGAACCTTAGAAATAAATGGTTATTGTTTGTGTTGGTGGTTTTGGTGGTTGATAGGGTTGTTTGGATGTGTATTGTTTGGTCTGGTAGTCTGGCTTGGTTGTATATATTGTTTTGGTGTATATAATGTATGTATGGTTTGTTGTTATAGATTTTGTCTATTGGATTAATAGGTATGATATTCTTTTTCTATTGTACTATTTTTATTTGAATAAATAGTTGTTCGGTTAAATAATAGTGTTATATTTGTATCAGTAAATAAAACAACAAATCTAAATTTTGGTATTATGAAAAATGTAAACTTATCTACCGACACAATTGTTATGGTTGTTAGTCTTGGTTCTATACTGGTTCTTGTTGGTTCTTTGGTGTATGCCATTGCCACGGGCCAGGTTGACGTATCTCAACTCAATTAATAACCTTAAAAAACTTAATAATATGAAAACTGTAATACCACAACAAAACAACACTTTGCTTTTCATTAAGGCAATCAACCAAAACTGTAAAGATATTTGCAAGTATTTGGGGCAGCCCGAAAACCTTTTCAAGGAAAAATATAATCGGTTGGTTGCGGATGTTGAAAAGAACATAAAACCCGAAAATCTTCCATACTTGGCACCCGAAGAATTTTACAGACGGGTTTATAACGAATCTGTAATAAGGTTAAAACAAGTAAAACCGATTTAAACATGAAAATATACTTAAACTAAAAAACCTCCCTCCGCTTTGGGCGTGTCATTCGATTGAGAGAGGGAACTAACAAACACTAAAATTATATTATCATGGAAAAACACGAATTAATGTCAAAGGCTGGTATACCTTTGGTTTGGGAAAATCTCTATACTATTAATGAGCAGGGAACTATATTGTTTGAAATAGTAAGCGACAGCGAACACCCATCCGGTATATTAGAAGTTTTCCCAAATAACTACAAGCAAGCCATTAAAGAGGCTAAAAGAAGGATAACTGGGGATTATGCTACAGATCAGAATATATTTTATGCTATTTCAGGGCAATTCTTTATAGATAACGAAAAACTGCAAAGGCTATTCTTTGAGACAATAAATTAAACAAACACTTATTATTAATCTTTAAACAACAAACACAATGGAAACAATTATTAACACAAAACGCAATGTTTATGCGCTGAAATTTAGAAATAGCGTAGAGACTTACATTTTTTCGACTGATGAGCAGTTGAACCAAATTTTAAGTCTCCCCAATACTAAATATGGTGTTGATAGCATAAAAGTATTCGACAACGCCAAGAGCCGATTTAAAAGGGCTTCAAAAAAAGACCTTAAAACGTGGTTTTCGTGGAACACCGAAGCCATGCAGATTTTAAAGAGAGTAAATTTTTTCAACCAGTAAAAAGCATTGACAAAATGGAAAATTCATTGAACACATATAAAAAGTATTGCCCTAACGTATTCGTGGCTAAATGCCCAGAGCAGCACGAAAAAGGGGAAACGATTGTACTTACTACCAAGTACGGCAAAGAGCATGAATGTATCGTTTTCAACCAAGTTGGGAAGGATAAAGACGGTTCTTATTATTACTCGATAGTACGTGCCGATGGGTACAATGCCCAGGAGAGGGCCAAGGCGAAAGCGGAGAGGTTGGGCGGTTATGCTGCCAATGCTGAGAAGCGCAGCACCGAAGCGTTCAAAAAAGCCGACATGAGCGAAGAAGCTACAGGCATCCCGTTTGGTCAACCTATACTGGTGGGCCACCACAGCGAGCGCAGACACCGCAAGACCATTGAACGGGCCGACAATGCCATGCGCAAGAGTATTGAAGAGGATAAAAAGGCCGATGAATACCGAAGAAGGGCGGAGTATTGGGAGGATAAAGCCAATGAGGTGAATTTGTCCATGCCCGAGAGTTTGGAGTTCTACGAGTATAAGTTAGAAGCAGCCAAGAAGCATCACCAGTTGTTGAAGGACAAACCAGAATTGCGCGATCACAGCTATTCATTGACCTATGCGAAGAAAGCCGTTAACGAGGCCCAGAAGAACGTTGAACTGGCTGTTAAATTATGGGGAAGTGGGGAAGAGATTGAGCAAATCCATAAAGAAAAGGAAGAGGAAGCCAAAAAGAAAATCAAGAATAAAACTGGTTTTGATGCTCTTTTAGAGCAATATGGCGGTTTTTGGTTTTTCGGTTCTGATGGTGAAGCATTCAAAGCAAAGTACAACAAACTTAAAGAAGATGGTTTTGTTGAGGATGGTGAGAAGGTTTGCCATATAGTAGCGGGGCTTTACATCCCAGTTAAGCATAAGGACGAATTTATTAAAGCACTTTAGTCATGGAAACAGTATTTGTAGTTTATAAAACAGATGCCCATCATAGTTATGCGAGCCGAGATATAATAGGGATAGCCACAGATAAAAACGAGGCTATAAATATTTGCCAGTTACAAGCCAAAAAAGAGGGTGAAGTAATTACCACAGATGAAATGTTCAATCTTGAAAACATTACCCAAACACAGGGTTATAATGGTGAGGGAGAGTTTCAATTTGAGGAACTGGAATTAAATAAACTCTACTAACCATGGCACTGAACAGCGTAAAAGTAAAGTTTGCGGACAAGTCTAATAATTACTGGACTTCGGTAAGCCAGAAAGCAACAAAAGAGAGTTGCGAAAAGTATTTTGTCGGTTCAATTTTCAATGTGGGTATTTATCCCGTTGAGGATATGAAGGAATGTATCGGAATTGAATTTAAAGACAACAATATTAATTAGTGTTTGGTTTGTTGTTTCCCCGGTTCCTTCTTTTCACGGGCCGGGGTTTAACAGACCGACCAAGATAAAAAAACTATCATGGCAATAGATTTGACATACTTAACGACTGGATTTTTCACCACATTTTTTCCTGAATCAAAAGAGGGTGAAGCGGCTTATAAGGAAATGATAGAGCAAAATGAAAGCCCTAAGATATTGACCAGGGATTTGAAAAACGTTCTTCATCAACTTAGAAAGGCGGGGTATTCCGTAAAAAAGGCTAAAAAACCTACTCAATCAATTGATGATATTTTGAGCGAATTAGACCAACTATAAAAAATAAAGTGATGGAAGCAAAACATAAATTTAGAGAGGGGTGGATCATGTTGTTAAGACCATTTAAATTTGCGGAACTTAAAAAGCCTTTGCAAAAATTGACCGTGCTATACGCCTACTCTGAAAAACCCATTATAAACATGGTTTTGAGCGAAAAGGGCGAAGAAGATCTAAAGGTATTAAATTCATATTGGAGCAATGGCGGGGCTTTGTCTTTTTTTAATCATGATAAAATGTATTCCAAAAGATTTGGGGAGACCATCGAGGAGTACGACGAACGTATGGGCCGGTATTTGGATGATATATTCAGGCTACAATGTACCAAGGAAGATTATAAAGGGGAGATAGTACAATGCTATGTTGAAGGGCAATTGTGTAGGTTTTACCCCGAAGAGTACAAAGTAATAGGCAGGGACACGTTTGACCATCTATTAACGTGCGATGAACACGAATACAAATTAGAGGTCGAAAATCCATCCTACTATCAAATGAAGGATATAAAGTCAAAGATTTTCTACATAAGGAACAGGGGTATTTCTGAAACAAAGGCCATGAAAATGTCATCCAATGAAGCTAAGGACAATGCTATTTTCAGGCCACAACAGGCCTTGTTGGAATACTTTTGCAGACCACAAGAAATATACTAAAAACAAAGCCTTTGCGAGGTGCGCCCCTAAAATAATACGGGGTTTGGGTTCGATTCCAAAGAGGGTACTAACTTAAAAACTAGAAATAATGAAAACAATAACAGCAATTGAAACAACTTATTTAAGGCCAAACGTTACAATAGAACAATTATTGATAAATGAAATGGGGGAAATGCAAATACATTACCTAATCAATGAAAAAGGTATTTGTTATAGGTATTTTACAGAATTAGGGGAGTTGCTAAAATACTTTTCGGATGGTGACGGGGAACATCAAACCTTTGAAAGTGAAACCGCCTTTGATGATTTTCTTGAAGGATGCGGAATTGAATTTGTGTAACAGTAAACAGGTTGAACGGTTCCAATAGCTTTAATGATGAACAGCTTTGGTAAATTTAAACACGGTCGAAATTTAAAAACAGATGAAAGCAACAAACAAAATCTTATTGGTTATCGGGATTATTATCGCTTGTACGGTTGGATATGGGTGTTATTTAAACTATTTGGAACATGGACACATTATCAAAGGCGACAAACTCTATAGTGTAGATGTAAAAAAGGAAAATCAATAAATAAAGCTATTTAACCATGAACGAGGAACAATACAAAGACCAGATTAACAAATTCCTGATATACTTGGAATTTCAAACAGCGTGCAGCATGGAAATGCAAAACCTTAATTTCAAGGCGCAAGATGATTTGACCTATAAGAATCCAATATACCTAAACTAATGAAAAAGGAATACATACAAGGGGTAAGCGATGCCAATCTAATACAAATGTACTGTAATGCGGTAAGAACAAAACAAATTACCCGTAACGATGTTAAACAGCACATGAACATTAGTAGGGTGGGTATTTATATCGATGAAATCCAAAGAAGAAATTTAGATATCCCCGATTATGAAGAAGTAAAGAAAATAGGAGTATTCAACGGGGAAGGAAGTATTTAACCAAAAACTAGAAACAAATGGAAGATTTAAAGATAATAGCCGGAACAGTATTAATAGCCGTTACATTCTTTGTAATGGGGATTATAGCAAGGCAGGAAACCATGGAAGAAAGAGCTTTGAAGATAGAGCAAAAAGATTGTTACAACTGGCAGGACATAGAGATTGTACTGTTCGGGGAAATTCAGGAGTAAATTTTTAAACTATATTATGAGCCAAAATAAATGTCCATGCGGAGAAAGAACCACGCCAGACCCATGTTGTGATATGTGTGATGGATGGACAAATGACCCTGATACTGGTTGGGGTGGATTTACTGACGGTTATCTGAAAAAACATTTCAATTCAGAAGAAGAAAGAAAAGATTACATAGAAAAAAACGGATATGTCCCAGAAGAGGACGAAGATTAATTTTTAACCTAAATAAAAACAAAATGGAAATCGTAGGACAAGACAAAGTAAAAAAAGAGGTTCAAAGGATTTTGGACATTTTCAAGAACAGCAATTCAGAGATCAGGCCACATTTCATCCTAACGGGTTCGTCGGGTTCTGGAAAGAGCGCAACGATAAAGACACTTGCGGAAATGAACAAACTTGGATTTCTTGAAATAAACGCTGCCCAATTGACAAAAGAGGGAACAAGCGGGAACAGCCTTAGCAAGGCATTGACACCGCTGGTCGCTGCGGGGGGTAGGCAGACCGTTGTATTCGTGGACGAGTTTGACAAGCTTTTCATAAGCGGAAATTCAAACAGCGACCTTGCCCATGAATCCACCAACGGGGTACAGAACGAATTTTTAAAGGTTCTGGAATCCGATACCGCTACCGTGTTCGGTGATTATGGTAAATACATATCCGCACCGACAAAGGACGTACTATTTATCTTTGCAGGGGCATTCAATGGAGAGGAAGATATTGACATTGACAGACTTAGGGAACTTGGCATAAAAACGGAGTTTCTTGGGCGTGTGGGGTTGGTGTACAACCTCAAAAAATTGACACTTGACGACCTTTACAAGATACTCGACAATTCAAATCTATTGGACAGCTATCTAAAATTGTTCACAGATGTTGACAGGGAGAAAGTTGTATATGAGATAAAGGCGCATATACAAAAGATATTCCAAGAAAACACTATCGGGGCAAGGGTCATAAACACCCTTATCAACCAGTATTTCATCAATGGGGGATTGACCAGGGAATCGGTTGACAAGATAACCTTTCAAAAGACAATGAAACTTAAAGACTAAACCCATGAGAAAAAACACATTTTACGCAATCCAGTTCATTCTTATCATCCTATTAGTCGGAATTATGACCGCACAGGCACAGAGCAAGGACAGGAAGCCACATTACATCATCAACGGTGACAAGTTGGAGAAAGTGGAAGAAAACGCCTTAGAACCGCTTAAAACAAGTTGGACTATTTCAATCAAGGATTCCATTTATCCAGTTTGGAAGGGAACCAAGGGAGGTTATTTCATCATCCGCACCAGTAAAAAGACAGGTAAGGAGTACAGACAGTACATTGAAATAGAAAATCCGTTGGAGGAAAAAGACAATTAAAAATCAGTTTGGTTGGTTGCGCCATCCGAAAGCTAAGCGAGTAGGATGGCATCCACCGAACACTAAAACTTTAAACAAAAATGGAAACAACGACATTGATCTTGATAATAGCAATGCTATTTGTTATGTCAATAGGGCTTTTCTTCATATTCAAAGCGGATGCTGAAAGAAACGGCAAAAGAATCAGGGAACGCCTTGATTTAGAACTGATAATCAAAAGACTTGACTACACTCTTTCGGATATAGGATATATACACAAAGGGTTTGATGATATTGAGGAAATGTTGTATAGACTTATGCTTGAAAAGATAATGGAAACGCCATTCGACGAAGAAGAGAGGGATTTCTATATAAACCAACATTTCGGGAATAATGGAAAAGGATTTATAAGTATGTTTTTCTTCAAATCGGAGAAAGAACTAATAAGGCATATTACGTAAACCAACACACTATATGGAAATGGCATAACGCTAAATCCATAAAAAATGAAATTCATAAAAAATAATTGGGAACTGGTGCTATCGCTTGTTTCCCTCACAATAGGGCTTGTATGCCTTGTGAAAGAAAGTATTAACCTTTTAAACTAAAAATTATGTTCAAAATCAAAATCAATGATTCATTCGTTGAGTACGAATACCAAATAGACAGGGATGATATTTCTATTGACGACATAGCGGAATCGATAAGAAAGGATTTTCCAAGCCTATCAAGGGGCAAAATGGTCGATAAAGACAAATATTATTAGCCATGAAGAACGGCAAACTAAAATCATTCAGGGAAAGGCTCATGGAAACGGAGTATTTCAATGGGCTTCCAAAAGTGGTGCAGAAGATAGCACTACAAAAGAACAACCTCAACCATATAGAGCATGGCTATAACGTTGCCATGAACATAGGGTTTGATAAATGGGAATCGCAGAGCGGTTTCTCGTTCAGGAACAAGGAAATAATAAGGGAACTTATCCAAAATCAATAGATATGGAAAGGCAAGTTGAAATTCTAAAGGTTTTCAAGGACACGGAGGAAGTACTTTCTAAAAAGGAAATCAAGGAAAGGTCTGGAATATCGTACTATTACAACACCGATAAGCATCTTGGCGACATCCTTTCCAGAATGGTCAACAACGGGCTTTTGGTAAGACCGAAAAAAGGACATTACAAATGGAGCGGAAGGACAACGCCCAACCATCTCAACAAAGATGTCATACAACCGAAGGAACAGCAAAAACTAAATTTATAGACATGGCATTTAAAATTGGACAGAAAGTGGTTTGTGTTGAAAAACTAGAGTTTTATCAATTAGAGTTTGATTTGGGAGTTAGATACCCTGTGGTTGGAGAGATCTACACTATTAGGAATTTTTATAAAGGGTATTTAAGATTTGTTGAGATAGTAAATCCGAAAATTAATTATATCGAAGGATTTAATGAAGTTGCATTTATACCAGATAAATTTCGTCCACTTGACTACGAATTTGTAGAGGAAGTAATAAAACAGGTTAAACCACAAAAACAAAAGGTATGAAAAAACTATCATTCAAGATACGGGCTTTCAAGAGAAAGAACGATATAGACTGTATCAAAACGGAAAAAGAGAGCCTTAAACAGGTGATATTGGATGCCCTGAACCATAGGGGAAGCCTTAACAGGGTACAACGCTCACAGGTACTATGTGCCATAGTGGACGAGTGGAAGGCACAGGAACAGGCAAACGAGACGGAGAGCAAAAAAGCCTTTTTAGAGGCAGAGGAATCAAACGATATAGCAAAGGGAATAAACCTCTTTGATGTCATTAAAATCAATTGATATGAAACATAGCAAGAATTACATGGATAGTAAATGGGTGGTGCAAAACCCTGAAAAGTACAACATAGGTGATGTAGAAAGAGCAAACTCTTTTATACTGGCTTATGAAGAGGGGTACAATCAAGCATTAAATTTAACTGATATTGTCAGTCGTTTGGAATCTCTAAAAAAGTGGGACTGCTCAACTGGTGATAGTGGCCCGTTCGCATCAGAAATTGATTGGGAAGAAAGTCTTGATGGTGAATGGATAAATAAGGAAGATGTGAAGGAACTAATCAACGAGTTACAATCTTACAAAATCAATTGACCATGAAAAAAACAAACATAATCTTAACAATACTGGCAATCCTTGTATGGGGTCTTTTCTTTACCCTTACTGCACAAGAGAAGGATTCCATATCAGAACTATCTAACGGTAAATTCATAACACATCCACAAGCTGGGCATATTTTTATAATCGACTACCCAAGCAAAAAGCAACAGGAGTACAATTACGTTTATCCGACCATCCATCTTATGGAAATGTACATGGATGATATAAAAGACCAAAAAGTACATATCGGTTGGAGGTTCATATCCCAAGAACAGGATTTCGGCAATGGAGGCTTATTTTATATGTCCCAATGTCTTTATTATCCAATAGCCTTGGATTATTTATATCCTTATGACTATGACCATGATTATAGAGGCTCGATATCTTATGGTTTAGACCCTAATATTCCTATTGAGAATTATGGATATATCTTAAAGGAATACGGCATTATGCCATTTGACAGGGTTGAAAAAATCATGGAACCCAAAAAGCCATCTTTTGACGACTTCTACAACTGGACAATTCAATATTTCAAAGAACAGAAAGAAACCATTAAAACCAATTTCCAATGAAACCACTAAGATACTTATTCCTTATCATACTTTTTGTATCGTGCGAGAAGTACGAACCGGAACTAAAGAACCACTACCCCTATGACCCACAACAAAATCTAGTAATGGATGTGGAGGTAATACCCGTTGGTGATGTCCTTATGGAATTTGAGGATATGCAGATTGAAGTGAACGCCGATTATTTCAACCGATATGGGATAGGTGTAAACCTTCTTTTGAAAGAAGGCATACCATATCCGGTGGAAGGTGAATCATTGCTCAAATACGAACTAAAAAAGATAATGGTGTACGTTGTTCCCATGGAATACATAAAGATGTCAGGAGTGGCCGCATATACGGTCAGGTGGTCTAACAATGACGGTGTAAGGGCAAATATAATCTTGGGGGAGGACTTCCAGACCAATAGGACATTGGCGCATGAACTTGGACACGCCTTTGGGCTTAACCACGTAAGATTGAAGAACAACGTAATGACGATAGGTGTCAGCAATGCACAATATTGGACACCCAATGATTTTGTGGAAAAACAGATTGATACGATAACCTCTAATTTTGATTGGTATTCAAACTGAAAAAATAACCTTTAAAAATCTAAAATTTTGTACTACGTAATAACATCAAAAAAGTGGAAGAGATTGGTCGCCACAAGGTCTTTTGACGAGGCATACGACTTTATAATGAAGAACAAGGATGCCAAGATAAGGAGAATGGACTATACGGCAAGACCTAAAATCATGGATAAAAGATTGTTCATCAAGGAAATGTACGAGGACAGCCAAAAGACACCAGAGGACAAACAGAGGGTCTTTAAAATGACCGATAGGCTGATAAAAGGGAAGAACAACCACAGGGACTTTCTTGTGCTTATGGGGCTTAGAGAAGAATATCTGCTTTGGAAGGAAATAACTGATAAAATTTTATAAAAATGAGCGCAATGACATATTTACTTGACAGAGATACACCCCCTTTTTTGTGGTCTGGCGATTATACTCCAATATTGAAGCATGGGGGAAATAAATTTGAAATCATAAATGAACTTAGGAATTTGCTGACTGGAAAATTCAGGATGGTTTTAAGGTTATCTAAAATCCAATCAAACCTATACGTTAGCGGGAAGCCCTGTTTGGTGAGAAAACATAAATTTAAAGAAATAACGGTTTATCCAAACGTAAAAATATTAGAGGGTACTGATGCTGGTGTGGGGGGTTCTAATTCATATCCATGTATTTCATTTAAAGAGGGATATTGTGTGGTTGAGATAATTACAAATGGTTTCCCGCACCTTGAATTAAAGACCTATGAAATGAATATTGAAATACTTGAATTTGAAAAAATATCCAAAAAATTAGATTAGTATCATGGAAAAATTCACCAAGACCGACTACATTCTTTTAATGCAGATACTCAACAGAGCGGAGAAGAGTATGCACTTTTCAGAACACACCAAGAAAAACATCCCAAGGCTTTTCCGTAAGGTCCATGAAAGGTTGTTAAAAATGATTGAGAAAGAGAAAAATACACGGCAAAAGACGGATTGACAAAAAGAGAGATTAAATACTTAATTAGCTAAAAATGAAAATTATACCAATTTTATTCAGCACGCCAATGGTCAAGTCCATACTTGACGAATCAAAGACCCAAACACGTAGGATTATTAAACCACAGCCAGATTTTGATTCTGCATGGAAAAACCTAACAAATATAGGAGGGTTAGTGTCAGAAGCATTTTTGAACAAAAAAATGGAAGGAAGGAATATTCCACAAATAAATTTATCTGGCTATCATTTGGGTGTTACTTCAAGTGATGGGTTTGGAACAGGAATTTGTACGCCAAATATTAGAGTAAAAGTTCATAAGGGAGATATATTTTGGGTCAGGGAAACTTGGCAGTTTGACTATCACTGGACACAAGGCAAAGGAGGGTTTGTCTATAAATCGGATTTCCCGCCAAAATCATTGATGCTTGAAGAAAAGTGGAAACCCTCCATATTTATGCCAAAGGAAGCGTGCAGGATATTCTTGAAAGTCGCCAACGTCCGTGTAGAGAGGCTGCATGATATTTCTGAGGAAGATGCCAAGGCAGAGGGGGTTGAAAGAATACACGTGGAAATAGCCCCAAGCCCACACAATGACATGGCCGGAGGTTTTGATTACGCTTTTGTTGATTATATGCACCGTGGGGAATATGCTGGATGGGGAGGTGACGCAGGATGTTGCAGAACCGCCAAAGAATCATTCTTCACTCTATGGGAATCCATAAACGGAAAGGAATCACTTGAATCCAACCCATTGGTTTGGGTGTATGATTTTGAAAGAATCGAAAAACCTGATAACTTTTGATGTTCAAGTTACAGACATCGACGGGAATAATAGTAAAGTCCTACGATGTGGAGGAACTTGTTGACTTCATAGAGGAAAACAAAGGGGAAACCTACCAGTTCTTCCATAATTACAGGCCGCTTTCACATAGGGAGTTCGCCAAAGCGTTCCTTGACCAGTCCAAGGACATTGACAGATATATAAGACTGGAATCACTGATTTATCCACGATTAGACCTAATAGACTATGCCACGAGGACTGAAAACATTTGAAAAGGTAATGGAAGAGGCCAAAAAGGTAATGGCTGAACATAACCTTTCACTGGACGAAGTGGAACAGAACACGGGGGTTGAACAGGACTTCATAAGGATTCTTTTCGACCCCACCACTAGGACATCGGAGAACATTTCAAAGATATTCGAGTTCCTAAAGATTAGGCTGTTCACGCAAAACCTATTGTTCACACCGTACAACGTGCTTTCACGGGGCAACATATACCGCATAAGCAGGGTCATACACCCAAAATGCACCATGTTCTACGATAGAAAGACCGACACGTTCTATAAGTTCAAGTATAAGCTGAAAACACAGACCCATAGCGAGGTATATACCGACATCATAAAGAACGAAATGAGGCAATGTGTATATCAACATATTCTAAACAAATGATATTTTTTTGTTGATTGTTTTTGTGGTCTAAGTAAATATTATTACATTTGGTAAAAATAAAAACAATGGACTTCAAGAAAACGAATATGGACATTAGGTTTCCCTCCTTCCCCGTCGAGTACGGTTGGATTGAGAGGGACTACGAAAGGTGCAAGACCTTTTCGGATTATGTGGCATTCATTCACAAATGCTTCAACGAGGGGGAAAACTGTTTCAACCCCGTGAACAAAAAACTCTACATTGACACAGCTTTAAAGGTGTATTCAAAACTCATGGGAACAAATTACGAATCAATAATTTTTACAAATGGAAGAGAAGATTAAAAAATTACAGGAACCCCTTGGAATAGAGGACATTGATTTCAGGGTACAATCGGTAAGCACGAAGGGATATGTGACCCTGCTTGCCTATAAAAATGCCCGTGTGGACATGGATAGGCTAGATAAATCGGTGGGTGCAATGAACTGGAAAAGGGAGCATACCCGTGAAAACCACAACTGTATAATCTCCATTTGGGACGATGAAAAAAAGCATTGGGTTCCAAAGGAAGATACGGGGGTGGAAAGTTTTTCCGAAAAAGAAAAGGGTCTTGCGTCCGATAGTTTCAAAAGGGCTGGGTTCAATTGGGGAATCGGAAAAGAGCTCTACAACTATCCTTTTATATTCCTTCAACTCTATCCAAACGAATTCAAGGTAGAGGGAACAAAGGCAAAAACAACCTTTGACTTCAAGTTGGACAAATGGAAATGGGACTTGAACATGAAGGATGGGAAGGTAATAAAACTTACCGCACACGACCAGAACGGAAGGCTTCGCTTTGATTCAACAAGGGATTTCAACTGTATTCCAAAAGACGGTCAAACAACCGCACAACAACCACAACAGACCGCACCCAAGCAGACACCACCACCGAAGCAGGAAAAGCCAAAGAACGTATCTGGCAAATTAAAGATGTCGGATGCAGTTTACCAAAAGGCAATGCAATCGGAGAAGATAGATGTGCTTACAAAGGCATTGACGACCTATGACCTTACGACAGACCAAATGGGCAACATTTCATTGAGGATAGAGGCACTTAAAGAAAAACAAGGGAAAAATCAATAGAGATATGAAAAAACTAGAAACGCTTACACCAGAGCAAGAGGCATATATCCCTGTTCTTAGAAAGAAATGGGAAGATGTATTTTACAAGAACGAATCCTTGGATAGGGAGAGTGCCGAGAAATACATTGGATGGTTGTATAAGACCTATCTAAAAAAAGAACCTCCCGTTGTAATGGTTATGAAAAGTCCTTTGGGATGTCAAGTCTTGATCCACTTGCTTAAAAAAGCAAATATTGACACGGCCAACCTTTGGGCCAACCTTTGGGACAACCTTAGGGCCAACCTTAGGGACAACCTTAGGGCCAACCTTAGGGACAACCTTAGGGCCAACCTTTGGGACAACCTTTGGGACAACCTTAGGGCCAACCTTAGGGACAACCTTTGGGCCAACCTTAG